CGGCCCGTTGCCCCCGCCCATCCCCGTGTCCCCGGTAGCGCCGGTCGCCCCAGTGTAGCCCGTATAGCCGGTGTAACCGGTGTCTCCGGTTGGCCCCGTGTCGCCGGTGTATCCGGAGTTTGTTCCCGGGTCACCCTTGGCACCCGTATCACCTTTTAGCCCCGTTGGACCCGTATAGCCCGTAAAACCGGTCGGGCCAGTGTCACCGTCCATACCCGTATGACCTGTCGAACCGGTAGCGCCGGTGTCACCCTTGTCTCCTGTTTGGCCTGTGTAGCCAGTGTACCCGGTGTACCCGGTCGGGCCCGTGTCGCCCGTGTAGCCGGAATTTGTGCCCGGGTCACCCTTGTCACCCTTTTGCCCCGTCGCACCCGTCGCGCCCGTGTCACCTGTGTAGCCTGTGTAGCCTGTATACCCAGTGTAGCCAGTCGGGCCCGTCTCACCTGTATAGCCGGAATTGGTGCCCGGGTCACCCTTGGCGCCCGTGTCGCCCTTTTGCCCCGTTGGGCCGGTATAGCCCGTGTAACCGGTGGGACCGGTGTCACCATCCATACCCGTGTGACCAGTCAAGCCCGTCGGACCCGTCGCCCCAGTCGGTCCGTCTGCGCCCTGGATACCAGACGGTCCTGTCGGTCCGGTGTCACCCGTGTAGCCGGAGTTGGTGCCCGGCTCACCCTTGGCACCTGTATCGCCTTTTTGCCCCGTCGCACCAGTAGCGCCGGTCGCGCCTACACTACCTGTATACCCTGTGTAGCCGGTTGGCCCCGTGTCGCCGGTGTATCCAGAATTCGTTCCCGGGTCGCCCTTGGCACCCGTATCACCTTTGTCACCCTTCTGGCCAGTCGGCCCTGTGTCACCGGTATACCCGGTGTAGCCGGTCGGACCAGTGTCGCCGTCCAAACCGGTGTGCCCGGTCGCTCCCGTCGCTCCGGTATAGCCCGTCCACCCGGTCGGCCCGGTGTCACCTGTATACCCAGAATTGGTTCCAGGATCACCCTTTGGCCCCGTCGGCCCGGTGTCGCCCGTATAGCCGGAATTGGTTCCAGGATCGCCCTTGGCGCCCGTGTCACCCTTTTCGCCCTTTTCTCCAGTCGGTCCTGCTTGACCCGTGGCACCCGTGTAGCCCGTATAACCGGTTGCACCCGTGTCGCCCTGCAAGCCATCGGCGCCCGTGTGTCCCGTGGGACCGGTGTCACCCGTGTAGCCAGAGTTGGTGCCTGGGTCGCCTTTTGGCCCGGTGGGGCCCGTGTCGCCCGTATAACCAGAGTTGGTGCCCGGATCACCCTTGGGACCGGTGGCGCCGGTCTCACCGGTGTAACCCGTGTAACCGGTGTCGCCCTTCTCACCCTTCTCGCCCTTGTCGCCGGTATCACCAGTATAACCCGTATAACCCGTGTAACCTGTAGCCCCCGTGTAGCCAGTCGGACCGGTCGAGCCAGTAAAGCCAGATGTGGCGCCTGGATCGCCCTTTGGTCCTGTCGGACCGGTATCACCCGTATACCCGGAATTGGTGCCGGGATCGCCTTTTGGTCCCGTGTAGCCCGTGTAGCCCGTATAGCCGGTGTAGCCCGTGTAACCCGTGTAGCCAGTCGCGCCAGTATCTCCGGTAGATCCAGTATCACCGGGAAGGCCGTCGGCGCCAGTGTGGCCGGTATAGCCCGTCGGACCCGTGGCACCGGTGGCGCCCGTGTCGCCCGTGTAACCCGAGTTGGTGCCCGGGTCGCCTTTGGGACCCGTAGGACCTGTGTCACCCGTGTAGCCGGAATTGGTGCCTGGATCACCCTTGGGACCGGTGTCACCCTTGTCACCTTTCTCACCGGTGTAGCCCGTGTAACCAGTATCGCCCGTGTAGCCCGTGTAGCCTGTCGGACCGGTCGAGCCGGTAAAGCCAGATGTGGCGCCTGGATCGCCCTTCGGTCCTGTCGGACCGGTGTCACCCGTGTATCCGGAATTGGTGCCGGGATCGCCTTTTGGCCCCGTGTAGCCGGTGTAACCCGTCGCGCCAGTAGCGCCGGTGTTTCCGGTGTCACCGGTATACCCAGTGTAGCCAGTATATCCGGTGGGACCTGTATCGCCCGTATAACCAGAGTTGGTTCCGGGATCGCCCTTTGGTCCTGTCGGGCCCGTGTCACCGGTGTATCCTGAATTGGTGCCGGGGTCGCCCTTGGGACCGGTATCGCCCTTCTCACCCGTGTAGCCGGTGTCTCCCTTGTCGCCCGTGTATCCCGTATAACCGGTCGGACCCGTACAACCATCGGAACCCGTGTAGCCAGTCGGACCGGTCGCGCCCGTGTAGGCCGCACCGGGATCGCCTGCCACGCCGGTCGGACCCTTTGGCCCCCTCGTTCCGCGCATTCCTTGCGGCCCTTGCATACCGGGTGCTCCTCGCGGCCCACCGACGCCTGTGGGCCCAGTGGGACCGACAAACCCAGTGTAACCTGTATGACCCATGTAGCCGGTAGAGCCCGTATAGCCCGTAGGGCCAGTAGGACCCGTCGCGCCTGTGCTCATCAGAGGTTGTGTTGTGCTCGTAGAATTTTACTGACACGCGCAAAAAAATATGCCGTTTTCGTGCATAACGCAAATAACGTAAATGACGCAAATGACGTAAATGACATGTGTATAACGAATAACGCAAATGACGAACATGACGGAAAGTGAATAACGACTCTTATTCACTTCTTCTTCTTCCACACACAACCAGGCAAGAAAAGAATTACGTTTCCAATTCCCTCAACAGTGCGTCTTGCACCGCCGGCCAACCGTGGCGCTCCCGCAACCGCTCGGCGTGCGCGCGACACGCCGGCTCGTAGTGCTGCGCGTAGCGTCGCCAGACCTCGCGCATCCGCCACATGACGGACCGGGCGTCCGCATACTCGGCCACGCCGACGTGGTCGTCCAGCGTGGTTGGGATCTGCAGCGCCACGGCCGGTCGCACCGGCAGAACGGGCGCGTCCGCGAAAATCTCCTTGAGCGCACCGACGTCCACCACCACTTGCGGAAAGCCCAGGCACGCGTGCTCCAACGACGTCAATCCAAAGCCCTCCCCAATGCACGTGTTGACGCCCACCTCGCACGCGCAGTACAGCGCGTGGATGTGCTCCTCCGTCAACGCGTGCGACGGCACGTTAAAGACGTGCTGCGTCACGACGCGTTCCGTCTGCTGCTGCGTCAAGCCGAGCCACGCGCACTCCGTCCGGATCATGGCCGGCAGGTCGTAGCCGCCAATCTTGCTCGTATCGGAAATGCATTTAAAGACAAGACGGAGATTGGCGGCAAAGTCCTGGGATTGGAGGAGGAGGAGAAAGGCGCGCGTCGTGAGGTCCAGCGCTTTGCGGTAGGAGTTGCGGTTCATGTTGAGGAAAAAGAAGCCCTCTGTGGGCAGTTTGAGCAGTGCACGCGCCGCCTCGCGTGACAGCGATTTGCGTGCGAGCAGACGGTCGTCGACGCCGTGCGGCAGGACAGAGGTCGTGGGCAACGTGTCCAAGTTCTCTCGGTAGATCCACTGATCCATGACGTGGCGCTCCCAGCCGCGCGTAAAGAAAAAAACGTGGTCTGCGTGCTGGAGGACGTGGCGCACGTATTGCACCTTTTCAAAGGGATAAACGAGGTCGAGGTAGATGAACAGTCGGAACGGGCGTTCCGATCGGGGAAAGGCGGTAATGATTTCGTTCAGCCAGCGGCAAATGACAATGACGTCATTGTACAACAGAACCACCGACGGTTTCGTCTCCCGCAACGTATCCACCAATACGTTGACGCCGAAATTGTCCGTGTCACGCACCATGACGTCAATCATGTGGAGACGCGGATCGATCGGCCGGTCGTCGCAACGACTGTAGGCGTGATTGCCCGTGCCGAAATACGTCACGTCCCAGTTGCCCGCCAAGAGAAAGTTGGACAAATGGTGCGCCACGCGCCCGTAGCCCGTTCCCTGATCGGGATACGTCGCACCAAACAAGAGGCTTCGCATGCGGCTCGCTTTACCTGCTTTCCTGCTCTTCGCGTAGATCATCGCGACTGCCGGCCTCGTCCGCCTCTTGCGCGTTTCCTCGCTCCAACAGCAATGTTCGGAGCAACGACAGTTCCTGCGTCGCGCGCTGCACAAACGTTTGCTGGTGCTCCCACGCCTCGCGAATGTGTCGCAAGTGGTCGCGCACGTGCTGCTCCCACTCCGTCTGGCGCACCATCTGTAAACACACCGTGCACAACTGCGGCCGGTTGACGCACTCGTCCGCAAAGTGCCGCGCCGTCCGTTCGATCGAGACGGGCAAGCCGCACATGTAGCAGATGATGTGGCGGTGCTGGTGGAAGCAGTGCTCCGACAAGCCGCGGCGGTGCACGCGCTCCTCGCACAACTGGCACGTGGCATACTCGCCGCACGTGTCACGATGCATCGCCCATCGCGCGCGCGTCATGACGGCGCCGCAGGCGCACGTGACGGGCGTTCGCGGACACACCTCGCGCAAGTGTCGATAGAGACTCATCTGGTCCGCCAGGGCCGCGCCGCACATGCTGGGACAGGCCGTGTCGCACAACGCGGGCTGGAAGGACATGTGCGTAAAGTCCACACGGCACAGCGTTCCACGCGTGCGGTGGGTGACCACATTGGCTGCAGGGCGCCGCGCGGGACAAAAGAGACATTTGTAATCCGCCTTCATGGCTTCCATGGGCTTGTCGCCGTCCATGTACAGCAGAAAGCACCAAAAGCATACGCGCTGCACGGAAAAGCAAGACATGTCCTCTAGACCAGACGACGCCACGGACACGGGAACGTCATTGTCACTGTTCGTCTGCTCGCCTTCGATTTCCTCGCCATCCATATCGTCCGCGTGGCGGTGTCGTTCCCCGTGCGTCGTAAACCGACAATGAAAGCACGTGGGTTGCACCGGCACGCGAACGGGTTCCAGACAAATCGCACATGTGCTCATGATCAGACATGAATGCTCACTCAAAAATTGAAAAATGGTCCGGATGGTTCGTTCAAGTCTACCAAAGGCCAACATTTTTCGACAACGCATCCTGGCGGCATAGAAACATAACATACACGAACATAAGCACTGCACTACGCGTCTATTGATAGATCGATACAATCCATCTATCTGTGTCTCAACAAATCCACTCCGACGACACACGATCGTCGTCATGTCCCTCTCTCGTCACCGCTTCCTTCTCGTCGGCGACTGGGGCAACAGCAGCACGAGGACGTTTGCTCGCGTCGTTCACGACATTGGCCATCTGCCCTTTCTCCACGCAAGAGATGCACCAGTCGATATTCTGTCGGCCGGTGACAACTTGTATCCCGTTGGCGCGCACTCGTGGTTGGATCCTATGTGGCACGCGCACTACCAGCAGGCATGGGCGAACGTTCCCGCGGACCGCTTGTTGTCCGTCCTCGGCAATCACGACAAGATGCGCGGAACCCCCGTCGGCCTCTTTTCCTCGCCAGAAAACGCGTCGTCCATCTCCTCCGTCGCCTCACCGCCATGGGTCATGCCCAACGCCTATTGGGTGCAGCACTTTCCCGACATTCGCACCGACATTTGGTTCCTTGACACGTGCGAACTTGATTGGCAACAATCGATTCGATTGGGCGTTCCCACACCCTCCGACATTGTCAACCGCGCCGCCGTTCAATTGGCATGGCTCCGCGACACACTCTCGCAATCGCGCGCCGCGTTCAAAATGTGCGTGGGCCACTACCCGGTCGTGTCCCGTGGACCGCATGGTGGCTCGGCACAACTCCAACAACATCTGCTGCCACTCTTTCGCGAATTCAAGGTCGACCTGTACATTTCCGGACATGATCACAACTTGCAATGGGGTCGCGACCCCGAGGGGAGCACGCACTTTCTCATCAGCGGCGCCGCGTCCTACCACGTGCCACCCGCCTATAAGAGTCCGCATCGCAACGACCTGTTGCACCCGGACTGGATCACGTGGACGGGTCAAGGAGGTGGCTACTGGGACGTGGAGGTCGTCGGCACGTTCGACACGGTCGTCCTCGTGGCCACGTGTCACCACGCAACCGACGAGGAGCACGGCTTTGAGGAGAATCGTTTTTTCCTCCTTCGCTGACAAAGATCATGACGCGGCAACAGTGGCTGTCCCTCTTCTTCATCCTCGTCTATTTCATTGTCTTGATATCCCTCATCTTTACGATCAAACCCGTTTCCATTCCATCTGCATCGCCGGACAATCTGTCGACCATCAATGCGCAGCCGACCGATGCACCGCCGACCAATGCGTCGTCGACGAATGGCAATTCGATGAATACGCCGCCGACGAATGGCAATTCGATGAATACGCCGCCGACGAATGGCAATTCGATGAACACGCCGCCGACGAATGGCAATTCGATGAATGCTCCGCAAGATACCGCCACCGCGCAGCAGCAGCCACAGCAGCAGCATTACGTGCGCTACCAACCAGGAAGACACCAGATGATGCAGCAGGAGGCGGCCGCGGGCGTGGAAACGGCCGGTAGCGTGCCGTATCTGCCATTCTGGCATCCGCAGTGATGGACGAACAAACGAACGAACGGTGCATTTGCGGATTCGTTGTGTAGCGAAAAAGAGAGAGAAAGAACGCGACATGACAGAAATGGCACAAATGGCAGAACGGAACTGGCGAGAGCGCACCGGCAGCAGCGTCGCCACCTCCCGCTGGCCCGCGCTGCAACGCAACGCCCCGCTCGCGTCCTCGTTCGACATGTGGTGTCAACCCGCGTGGGAACTCTTTCAAAGCACCGCACCACTCGCTCGCCAATCCAACGTCACGTGGGACACCTTTCGCACCGCGCTCCAAGAAGCACTCGACCCCGACGACCTCGGCCCACTTCCCTACCCCGTGCCCATGGTCGTCCTCGCATTCGCCCTCTGGGACGGCTCCATCGCCACGTCACCGCAAGACACGGACGCCAAGTTGGAGACACTTTTGGACAGGAACGCGATGAACCGCATCCTCGGCCTCTGGGCGCGCCACGGCGGACAGCACCTCCTCCCCACCACGGCCCACCTGTCCGTCGTCGCCTTTCTCCGACGCTTCCTCCACACAAAAACGCGTTAAGAACGTGTGAAAAGTGACGCGTCGTATGGGCGTGCTGGCGTTTCCAAAATCGTCTCTGGATTTTGGAATTTTGGAAACTTTTCGGAAAGTCTCGCATTCTCGAATTTCGCCAATGACGATCATTGCGACTTCGTCAACGACGCCGAGTTCGCCGACACTCTCGTCCGAGCAGGCGAACGCGCTCGCACGCATCGTACACGGGCGCGAGTCGCTGTGGATCTGCGGCGAGGCGGGAACGGGCAAGTCCTTTCTCGTGCAGGCCTTGCAGAAAGAGACGGCCGACGACGCCGGCGTGCACATTACGGCCACCACGGGCGTCAGCGCCTTTCACCTCCGCGGCGTCACCGTCCACAGTTGCCTCGGAATCGGCATCAGCGGCACGCGAATGGGCACTTACGACCTCGTGCGCAAAGTGCGCGGCAACCGGGCCGCGTGGGACCGCATCTGCTGCATGCGTCTCTTGCTCATTGACGAAATCAGCATGATGTCCGCGCTCCTCTTCGAGCGCATCGACGCACTCTTGCGCGCCATCCGCCGCAACGACGCGCCCTTTGGCGGCGTTCAGATGATCGTCATGGGCGACTTTTTCCAACTGCTTCCGGTCTTTCACCCCGACGACCCCGACCAACGACTCGCCTTTGAGTCGCCCATTTGGACGACCCTCTTTCCGCCGCAGCGCGTCGTGCGGTTGCGCCACAACTTTCGGCAACGACAAGACCCGGACTTTGCCGCGCTCCTTCAGTCCATTCGCAACGGCGACGGAAGCGTCCTCACGAAGCACCCACACATTTGCACACCTGACGCCAACCAACTCTTTCTCGTCCCCACGCGCCGCCGCGCCAAGACGTGGAACGATCACTGTCTGTCTCAACTCCCTGCAGAATCCAAGAAAACCTTTGACACCACGTTCGACGGCGTTCCCGCCCTGCTCGAAGAGTTACGCAAACAACTGCACGACATGGACCTCATCTCCTTGGAACTGCGCGTCGGATGCCGGGTCATGCTCGTCGTCAACTTGGACATTGCCAACGGTCTCGTCAACGGTGCACTCGGGACCGTTCGACAGATTCACCACGAGCCCAACCTCGTTACCGTTCGCTTCGATCATCTCTCGAGCGACGTGCCCATTAGCACGCACCGCTGGACGCTGCAAGAGGGAAAGAAGGAGGCCAGCGCGGACCAGATCCCGCTCATTGTCGCCTACGCCTTGACGATCCACAAGTCCCAGAGCCTCACCGTCGACGCCGCAACGCTCGACTTGGGGCAATGCTTTGCGCCGCACCAGGCCTACGTGGCCGTCAGTCGTTTGCGCAACAAGAAGGGCTTGTCGCTGACGTCGTTCCGCGCCAACGCCGTCTTTTGCGACGACCGCGTCGTGCGCTTCACATCCACGGCATGCAAGGACAGTCCATGACGTAGGGTGGAGAGTAGCAAAAGGTGGTCAAGCGCAACTGCATGTTTTCGTCCCATTCGCGGTGCTCCACGAGATGATCGTGTCGAAAGAGGGAAAGGCGCGTTTTGCGATCGGACGGGCATGTCGCCACCGAAAACGAACTGCCGTGGCGACAGTTCATGTAGACCCGTTCGCCCCATTGTCGACGCAGCCACTGCGCCGCCAGGCGTCGATGGATGGCGTGCGGTTGACCCGTCACGGTCAGGGCATGCCACGGCTCGTCCGGGAGAAAGGAAAGAATATCCATTTGGATTTCTGAGGGAAGGCGTCGTAGCGCATTCATCGGTGAATGTCTTTTCGTTGCGTGCTCATACTTCGTAGAGGACAGAAAGATTGCTCACATCACTCACATCTCACACCGCAATTTGACCCACTTCTTGCAACAACGATGGATCGGGGCGTTTCAACAGGTTCACGGCGATGGGCAGATCGTCGACATATGCTCGGAATGTCGTTCGCTGCACATCTGTCAAGAGGGCATTCAGGAACTCTTGAACCTCGAATATATCCACGTCGTGGGGTATGTGCTCGAGCGCCTTGTCCCTGCACGGATAGTCATGCGTCAACATGACGTGGTAAAAGAACAAGGCCCACTTCAACGACCGAGAAGAATCCTGCGTCGCCGTCCGCAGCCACTCCTCCACCGGTTCCATCGTGCCATTCGGCTGACAAAATTGTTCCGCCAATCGTTTTGCCGGGAATATCGTGTTCATCCACCCGATAATCGTGCTTTCGTCACGCGTGTGGCCGAATGCGTCTTGCGTCAAGACCAGCGGTGTCTTGTCAATCTCGACCGAATAAAGGACGCATACGGGCACACTCCGCAGGGCACGCTGGAGACACTGCGGTTTGCCTCGATCCTTCGCCGCGACCTCCACCATGTTGAGAAAGAGCGCCCATTGGGCAACGCAGGTTTTGGAGTAGTGATAGTTGTTTGCCTTTTCCCTCGTGCAATAGAGTTGTGCCCATGGCTGAATGTCTCCTGTTTGACAGAACCTGTCTGCCAGCGCATACACATTCGGCCCCAACCACGTCCAGTACGTCATTTTGCGAACTTTGCTGACGCACAGAATCACAAAGGCGATCAACAGCAACCCTGTCATGCTCAACACGCTCAATAGTGCCAAGACGGTCCGCTTCTGTCGCCGCGGATCACGACTCGTCATGACGCGCAGCGATTCTCGATACAGCATGATCCACACAAATGTGGCGCAAAGCACAATCGTCACGATCCACAGCGCCATCAGGAACAATCGTGTCGGCAATCGCTGATCGGTGTGACGTTCCAAAAAGACACCAAATCGTTCGCCATACCACCTCTTTTTGAGGAGCAGTACGGTGACGGTGCCGCTCAGCATCAGCAACAGCACCGAGGCGATGGCAGGCACCATCGTCAGCGGATGATGCGAGACACGGAGAGGCAGAACAGGACGCGGAAGCAAAGCGCATAGAGCGATCAGGACAACGACGTGTAGGAGGATAACTGTAACGACACCCAGGGCGAACAATTCTTCACAGTGCCAATCCCCCATGTTGTTCGTTCTTTGCTCTGTGGCGTGATCAAAAAAAGAAGAAACCGCCGCCTCGGTGGTGTATCGGTGAATGATCTCCAAATGGATAAAAGGACAGACATGCCACCGATGACACAAAGCGCGCGCATCGTCTTCCTCGCAGCGATCAGTGCGCAATGGGTCTTGGCGATGACAACCCTTATCTTGCTTCGAACGGGCTTCCTGCCCGACGTTTCCTGGTTCCTGCCGACCGTCGTATCTTCGATCGTGCTCATGACCCTCGCACTCATGCTCTACGCCACGTTTTCGCTCTTGACGCTTTCCCCGCTGCTCATGAAGAACTTGCGACGACTGTGCGCGCTCCTCGTTTTGGTGCACCTCGTTCTCTGTCTCGCGAGCGTTGCCTATGAAACGACGCATCAGCGCATTGCCGGCACGGTGGCGAAGCAAACGGCTCTTCCGCTGACGTACGGCGGCTCGTCTGCGTGTCTCACTGCTGCAGCGTTGGTATCCCTGCTCCTCTCTTTTTCGAACAAAACCCATTAATTAGGTCGACGTGTCGTCCGGCACGTAGACGTGCTGCAGATGACGGAACCGGTCAAACTCTCGCTCCAGGAACGGCGGAATGTCGTCCTCGTGCATCGAAAAGGGAACGACAATGAGGTGAATGCGGTGCTGACGACAGAGGTCGCGCTTCAGAAAGTCGCGATACTGCTGATTCTGAAACTTGTCCTTGCTGTTGGTGTGGTAGAACTTGCTAAAGAAGTAGTGCTGCTGTCCGTGAAACTCAATGGCCAAACGCAATTCGTCATTGTAGAGATCCAACTCGAGCCGCTCTTGCGTCACGGGGTTGCGCAAAAAGTCGGGACGACACTTGCGAAAGGGAACGCCAAAGAAGGCCTCCGCCACGCGTTGGCATACCTCTTCGCCCCGACTACGCTGCGATGTCCGCTGCGCATGCGGAGAATGCGGCGGAGGCGATAGATGCGACGGATTCGATGACCGCGCCGCGGCGTAACGAGGTGGCGCCAATGATGGCACCGCGGGTCGCACGCGTGGCGATGAGAGAACACTCGAGGGGTGATGACGCAAGAAGGACAAAAAGACGTGCCGAATGACATCGATCAAACCGACGGGCGACTCGTCCGATGGCAGGACTGGCGAGAACAAGGAACGCCACCAGTGACGGATCTTGCCGGCGAGCCAAATCAAGAGGAGCAAGGTGATGCCAATGGCAAGCAAACGAACCCACCATTGCATGTTGCTCCACACGTGCAAAACGCTCTCCTGCAGGATCGATACAACGCCCATATTCCTTTATCATTCGACATCATTTGACGTCAGTTGACATCGTTTGACGTCATGCATAAAAGACGAGTCATCATGCTCTTCAAAGGTGACGACACGGACACGGACTACCGCGTCATGTTTTGCGTCATGATTGCATTCGTCGTCCTCATCCTCTTCCTCGTGCACCGCGCGTTGATCGGCGTCGCCGCGCATCGCGTCATCGTCTGGGTCGGTATTTGCTGGACACTGGCTGCGGTCGTTCATGCTGTGCTCTGGTGCAGGCCGTTCGTGCGGGAGGCGTTTGCGGAACATCCGTGGCTGTTTACACGCGCCTTTTACAGCATGTCCTTCTTCCTCACGCCCTGTGAAACGGTGACGCTCGGGCTGTGGTCTGTTTTCAGCACAACAGTCGTCATGGTCCTCGTCGTGTGGACCTGCGTCTTGACGAACAAGTTGTTGCATGTTCATGCACATCAACGTACGCCAAGCGCACGGAGCATACCAAGCCCGCGACAGCGCATCGTGCTCTGGTGGGGGCTCCTCTCGGCGGTCGTCTTGCTCTGCCTCGCGTATACAACGGGAATGCACAATGCCTTGCGGCTGACGAGCGCGTTGACCACGACGTCATCCGATTGGGTCGCTGATCGCCGGCTGCCGGGGACGCCCGATCAATGGAAGGACTGGAACGACTCGCCATACGTTTCCGCATCGACACCCGGCCTCCTGTTTTTCCGAACAGAAGTGTCCGTCCCACACAACCGCATGGCGCGTTTTCAACTCAAGTTTCGTCAACGAAGCTGCACCGGTTTTCCGGGAGATACGACGGGATACTGGTTGTCGTCGCAATGGCTAGAGGGCATTCGACATGACCCACAGGAGTGGCGTGCGCTCTTTGACGGCAGATGGAGTGATGAAACCATCAACCAGCAGTTGCAAGAGTTCGGATTGGATCAACCGGGGCGACCAGCAGACCTCATCTTGTATGATCATCCCAACCGTCAAGTCTGCATCCTGCGAGTCGGTGTATCACCCTTCCCCGTCGTCATCCACCGCCGGGGGCGGCCACAAGATACAGGGCCGATGGAGCCAGTGCCGTCATCGCCCGTCACCGAACCACTGGGGTCGGTGGAGAACGTCGCCGACGTTGCTGCACCAGAGGAACCGTCCGTCGTCGTCGACGCGACAGAGCCGTTTGCGGGTGAGGTCGAGGCGCTCTGGAGCGTCACGTCGGAGGACATGGCGAGAAATGAGTTTTTCCGCAAATGGGTCTTTTCGTGTTCGGCGGTGGACTACATCTTTTGTTCGAGCGCCACGTGGCGCAACCACGGTGGTTTGTCCATACCCACTGTGGACGTTCGCATGCACGACATTGTTGACTTTGTAAAGCGTCCCTGGCACAACCAACTGCCAGACGGTGTCACACTGGATGCGGGGCTGTACGACACGTGCCCGCCAGGTACGACGCCCTTTTACTGGGTCGTCATCCCGACGCGACGCACAGCGTAGCGAGCGAACAGTGAGAAGAAACTCTGTCAAAAAAACATTGTCGCAATGTTTTTTGCTCTATGCGGCCACGCCGTGTCCTCAGACCTCGACAGGCACGTCTTCCCACGGCGCGTCGCACACTTTGGGGTAGCGTCGCGTCATGCCGTCCTTGACCTTGGGAATGCGTGAAAAGACGTCCGCCCACTCGGTCGGGTCCAGTGCGAGGTCCATGCTGTCGTCTTCCAGACGGGCGAAAAAGGCGGTGTATCCGGCTTGCGATAGTCCTACGAGGTGGTAACCGCGCGGGGTGAGGAAACGCGCAAAGGCCGTCAGCGAGGCGCCCGCAAAGTTGCACTCGCCCGCCTCGCGGTTCATGGGCACGCGCCAGGCGCGGAACTGTTCTCGGTAGGGAATGGTGCGGGCAATCTGCGGGCCCAAAATGTCCTGAAACTTGGTGACGACCAGACGCGGTCGGTAGTCGTCGTTGGCGAGAAGCGCCTGGAGGATCCAAAACTCGTTTCCGTCCATGTCGACGACCAACACGCCCAGCGGCTCGCCCAGCAAGTGCTTCTCGATGAGCGGCTTGATGTGCTGCGCCGTCACCCACGTTTGCACCGCGCGCACGTCCTTGGACGTTTGTATGCGTTCCAGTGCGGCACCGTCTGCGTCCACTAGCACGGTTCGAAAGGGTAAGAGATGGTGCAAATCGGCACTCAGCGGCGTCGCGCCGCAACACACTTCCACAATGGTGCGTGGATCGACGTCTGGACGAAAGACGCGTTCCACGAGTCGGCGGAGGATTTGGCTGGGCGTCGGCGCATCGTGCCACAATTGCTGCAACTTGGTCCACGCGAACGTTGGCGTGGACGTCGTCGTGGTCGTCATTGGTGATGTGATGTGCCTTTGAACGTCACATGTGGAGACATTAAGACAATAACAATGGTGAAGAAAAAGGAAAGTTTGTCATGATGATTCGGTGGTTCTTTCGTGCTACTTTCTTGACATTTCTACTGCCGTGCACGTCCATGTGGACGACGAGTGCCAATCACACGATCGTCTTTCTTTCAAACACCAACAACGCCACTACGTTTCGTTTAAAGGGTATCAACTGGTTCGGCTACGAAGGCGGGTGCAACATTGTCGGCGGTCTGCAGTACCACGACATGGACTTTTACCTCGACCAGCTGCAGGAACTGCAGTACAACGCCTTGCGCATCCCGTTTGGCTACGAAACGGTGTTGAACTGGGAACAACCACCGCTATCCTCTTGTCTCTCCCCGCCGAACGAGGCCCTGTTCGGCAACATGTCGGTTCGCGACACCATGCATGTTCTCTTCCAGAAAGCGGCGGATCGTCACATGGTCATTTTGCTCGACTTTCACACCATCGCCTACGAAGTTACCCAATACCCCTGGACCGGCGACATTACGCGCGATCTCATTATGGACACGTGGAAGCAGGTCATTTGGGAGTTCAGCCCCTACGAAAACCTGCTCGGTGTGGACGTCAAGAACGAGCCTCACGGAAACATTACGTGGGACGTGTGGGGCGCCTTTCTGCTGACCTTTGTCGACACGGTCACACGAGAATGCCCGCATTTCAACGGCCTCATCTTTGTCGGCGGTATCCAAGAGTCCCTCTCCGTGTGGGGCGGCGGCTTTACGTCCATGGGCCGCACGCTCAACCCGATCCTTCCACGCCCCTCGCTCGTCTTTTCGCCGCACATTTACGGCTACTCCATCCGCGGACAAGTGGCCCTCGAAGACACGTACATGCTCCTCGATCACTGGTTCGGTTTTCTCCTGCGACGCTTTCCGAACCCTGTCGTCGTGGGCGAGATTGGCGGCTGGGCCGTGAACCAGGACCGGCAGTGGCACACGCTGTTGCAGCATTACCTCGTGCGTCGGAACATTACCGACGTCTTTTACTGGTGCCTCAACCCCGACTCGCACGACACCGGCGGCCTCCTCCTCGACGACTGGACCACCATGGACGCCTTCAAGGTCGCCTTTCATCGGCGCATCCAGCCTCGCCCGACGACGGACCTGGTTTTTGCCGCGCCTGCGTCTGCGCCTCCGTCATGACGCGCGCCACCTCCGCCAGCGCCTCGCAGTCGAACCGGTTGTACGTCTGCAGCGCCGAGCGTAGCGCCACACGCTCCGCAAACGTCTTGTCGTGGCGTCGCCAAAAGAGGTCGCGCGCCTTGTCGACGGACGTGGCGCCGTCCTGGATCTCCGGACACTGCACGGCCAGCGGCGGCAGCGTCGTGTGACCGCAGGCAAACAAGGCGCCGTGGAGGTGCTTCAGGCGGCCCGTGTAACTACCGCGCACGATAAAGGGCGCGTCCGCAACGACCGCAAAGGCATCCACGGCCACGCGCGTCCACCACGACCAAAAGGCGTCCATGGCGGCCTGGTCGAGAGATGTGGGGAGCAGCGGCGCGTGCCGCTCGCGCCACTCGGACAGGAACTTGTCCTCGGCGCAAAAGTAGACCACGCGATCGACGCCCATCTCTTGCTCCAACCACGCCTGCACCGCCTGAAGCATGCGCCACTCCTCCGACCAATGGAGAAAGGGCACCCAGAATGCGCGATACACGGGCGGAACCAAGACGCCAATGAGGTAGAGTTGCGGCCCCGCGACGCGTGGGATCCACTCCATGTCCATGTACGCGCACCGCTTCTCGCCACCAGTCGGTGTCCACACGATCGTGTCGGACGCGCCGCACACCACGTCTGGTGCCTGCGGACACGTTTGCACGCGCGTCATTGCGCGCAGGTAACGGTGCGTGCTCGTCGGTGCCGAAAATGCGTCGTGTAGCAATTGCTCACAGATGCATGTGTCACCGGAATGCGGCACATCTCGCATCGTCGTCCATCCGTGCTCTCGCTGAAGCATCTCGCGCGTCGCGAGATCGAGATACGGAAACAACGTCCACTCCCCCGTCGCGCGCGCCATGGCCAGTTTCCACGCGCGAAAGGCGGGCGTGTAGTAGGGCGCGTCAAACTTCATGTTGATTAGTGTTGTGCCCTTGCCGCTCGCCACACGGTGGAGGTCGCGGAAGAGTGCATTCCGCGCTGCATCGTCGACGCAGTCGGAGGCGAGTGCGAGAAGGGAGGTCACGCGCTGGAACGGCAAGCGGTCGCGGCATGATTGCGCTTTGCACAGCATGGTGCGGTGCACGACGCGATCCACGTCTCCCGACACTCGCAAGATGCAGCGGTGCGGATCGACGGAGGAGGTCGTTGAGGGAAAGACGCGACCACCCCAGTGCATCCAGGCGTGCATGCATTTGGTGACCAAATGCATCTTTCGTCGCGAGGGGCGGTCGATGGAAAAGACACGCACGTGGTGTTGTCCGTCCCATTCCAAGCCGTCCATAACGTCGTAAAAGCACGTGCCGGGAATGTTGACGACACGTTCTTTGAGAACGTTGTCGTTGTCACCGTCGCGAATGGAACGGCGCTGTGTTTCCTGGAACGGATCTGGAAAGAGGTAGGCGATCCAATCTTGATGGAGCGCGGGTTCAATCGTCGTCGTCAAGAAAAAGCGACGACGATGCGTCGTGTCAAGGTCCATTTCCATTCGAACGGATGATGACGATCACGCGTCGCCAGGCCGTTTGTCAGTTTTCGAAACAAAACTGACATGGCGTTCGCGGGCCGTTCAAAGACAAGAAACGAACGGAGAAAACATAGATAGCCAGAGATGGACGCCGAATCAGCAATCGAACCGCGACCCTTTGCGACGCTCGTGCACATTTCCGACGTGCATGTCCGTCTTCTCGCGCGTCACGACGAGTTTCGACACGTGTTTGCGCACTTGCGCACCCTGCTCCAACACGTCAAGGCCACCGGTACATCGGACGTGCTCCTTGTCGTCACGGGCGACGTTTTTCACACCAAAGTGGAACTCACACCCGAGTCGCTCTTGCTGGCCTACGACTTTTTCGACATGCTCGGCGCCGAGGCACCCACACTGGTCATTGCGGGCAACCACGACGCGTTGCTGTGCAATCCGGACCGCGAGGACAATTTGTCCGCCGTCTTTGCGCGTTGTCGTCATCCGAACGTGACGTTTCTGCGCGACTCGGGTATTTTTCCATTTCGAAATCTCGACATTCACGTCTTTTCCGTCCTCGGCACACCGGATGCGTGGCCCACACGCGAACAGTCCTCCAAGACGCGGTGCGCCGTCGCGCTCTTTCACGGCGCCGTGGGCCGCTACCAATGCTCCCGTCAAACCATGGCCTTTTCCACAGAGGCCTCCATGAGCATGAAGCAGCGTTTGATGCCGTACGACATGGTCCTCCTCGGCGACATTCACCAATGGCAATTTCTCGCGCCCCACATGGCCTACGCCGGCTCCCTTGTCGCGCAGAACGAAGGCGAGCGCGACAGTGCACACGGCGTTCTCCTGTGGGACGTGGCCACCCGCACCGCCGTGTTTGCACCCGTGTGGAACGACTACGCCTACGTCCTGTGCACCGTGCAGAGCGACGACCATGTCGACTTGTGGGACGGCACACGAATGCCGACCCACGATTGGATCCAGAAAGGCCGTATGCCCGTCTACGGACGCTGCTCGCTGGTCGTGCGCGATCGCCGTGTGCCAGCGGACGATTTGCGTGTCGCGCTGCGGAGACGGTTTCCCAATATGAGCGTCAAGATACTGCGCGACGAGGCAACGGAAATAAGACCGGATGATTCGATCGACAGTCTAACCAACACAGCGATGACGGACGGTTCCACGCGGACGGTGGATGCCGAGGCGATTCTGCACGCGTATTGGTCCGAGAACGTGACGCAGCAGATTGGCTACGCGACGTGGCGAGAGGAAATGCTGCAGCACTGGAAGACGGTTACGGAAAGCATCCATCACCGAGAGGAGAGTGCACGCCTCTGGCAGATTCAACACGTGCAGGCCGCCAACGTGTTTGGCTATGGAGAACTGGACTGGGTGTGGTCGCAAACGGGGGTGTTTGTCCTAACGGGCGCCAACTCGGCGGGCAAGTCCACGTTGGTGGACGTCCTCACACTCCTCTTGTTTGGCAAGTGCGCCCGGTGGTCGCACGGCGTTTCTATCCCGTCGGAAGTCGTTCGACATGGGCAATCGCGGGCCACAGGGCGTGTCGTCGTGCAAGTTGGCGGTCATCAGCTCGTCATTACGCGCACCTTTGTGCGACATCCGTCGACCCTCCGCGTCAAGATGGACGTGCACGTGACGGTCGATGGCGTCAATCGCACAGGTCGCGAGCGACGCGAGACGGACCAGTTCTTGCAGCGCTTCTTGGGCACCATGGAGGACTTTACCTTTCTGAGTTGCTGCATGCAAGTGCGTCAGCGAGGCTTTTGCGACATGTCGCAAAAGGAGCGTAAGGAGTTCCTCTTTGAGCACTTTTCGCTCCATCGATGGGACATTGTCCACCAGACCGCTCTCGCGGCGCACAAGCACCGACAGCAGCTGCTCGCGATCGAAAAGGCGGCGCACGATACGCCCGAGGCGGACATTCGCGCCGAAGTGACGACGCTGGCCCACGAGTTGCACGCGTCGCAAGACGTCGTCACGACGCTTGAACAGGAACACACTGCGCTGTTGGAAACGATTCACCTGACGACCGTCTCGCACATGCCCACACCGACACCCGTCGACGCCTTTTTCGACACGTCCGAATGGCGCGCCGCATGTCCACAACTCATTCTTGAACAAGACGACCTGGAGCAAGCCAGCGTGGAACTGGACGAGGTGTCGGCGTGGCAACGCGAGTGGGTCACACTGCGGCACCGTCGTCTTGCGCGGTCGTCGACGGAAGATCCAGAAATGCCGCCACCGCATCTGCAGTTCGTCAAGACCGCCGCGACGGATGACCTGCCGGCGAATGTCCGCGCCGCACTGCCACCGCTCTCTTGCGACACGGCCGTCGTGGAACGACACCGCGCTGCCTGCACCGCCTGGCTGGAGGAGGGTGAACGCGCACGGACGCGCCATGCTGCGCTCACAGAGGCGTTGCAGACGTGGCAACAAGCGCGACAGGCGGAGGAGGAGGCATGTGAACGACAGTTGCAGCAGGAAACGGTTGCACTGGTAGCAACGACATCTCTTTCTGGCAAGCGTTGGGCCGACATGCGTGTGGACGAACTGCGGGCGCGTGAACAGGAGGTGGAGGAGATGCTCGCGGCAGTGGACGTGTCGGCAAATGACCGTATCGACGACATGGAGTCGTTACGAGAAGCAGAAGGAATCCGCGACACGATTCACGCGCACGCACGCGCCGTGACGGACCTGGGCGCGCAGTGCGATCGTTTGCTGGCGGAGGAAGAACAAGTGCGTGCCGACGCGCCAACCACCGTCTGGTATGACGTGGACCGCTGCGAGGCGTGCCGGACGAACCCGCACCGCTTGGAGCAGTGTCGACGCGTCGAGTGGGCGACGTCATTGCGCGAACGCCGTCTCGCGCTTTGTCGAGAAATGCACCGCCGATGGACATTGGTGCAGGCGGCTGCGCGCAAGATGATGGTTGACGATGGCGTCGACGGTGACGTCGACGGAGACGACCATGTCGTAAAAGACGACCACGCGGCGCTCGAGTGCGCCGTCGCGGCGTTGCACGAAGCGGTGCAGCGCGTCGTGTCGCACTTGCAGCTGCACGCGGAGCGCCAATCGTGTGCGCAAGCCCTCCGTGTGCGCGAGCGACAAGAGGCCTTGCGTGCCATTCGCCAACGCGTGTTTCCCGAAGCGGCCGCCTTGGCGACGTGTGCACAGCAAGTGTCCGTGGTGAACAAGTGGTGCGCACTCGTGCAGCACGCGTGGGCCTTGTGGGACGCCTGGGCAGCGGAGCAGGCCAGCGCGCGACGGCGCCGTGACGTCGACGCGGCACGAGAGACGTGGTTGAGACAGCGATTGTGCGCGTATGAGCGTGCTTGGCGCGCGGAACGGCGAGAGCGCGAACGGGCGCGAGAGGCGTGGTGTGCGGAACAGCGTGCGCGTTTGCAGTCGGTGCACGAACGCTTGACGGCGCAGCGTGCGGCCTGTGCCGTGCTCGAGCGACGTCTGGCGGATGCCGAGGACCGGTATCGGCGGGCCTGTGCGCGCGGGGAACGCATTGCGGCCATGACGGACGAACTCGACCTGTCGGCCCGCGTGGTCAAGACGCTGCATCGAGATGGCCTGCCGTCCTTTTTGCTGCGGCGACAACTGACGGTGCTGACGACGGATTGGAATGACATTTTGCGGTCCTTTCTCGACAAGCGCGTCTCCCTCTCCATGCAACAAGACGACGTGGTGTGGAGCATTTTGCATCCGGACGGGACGGTGCAGCATCCTGCCTTCTTGGGCGGCATGGAGACGTTTCTGATGGACGTCGCGCTCAAACTGGTCTTTCACCAGCGATCCTGCGTTCCCAAGACGTCCTTTTTCGTCATTGACGAAGGCGTGTCGCAAATGGACAAGACGCACTTGTCCGACCTCTCGCGGCTGACGGACTTTTTGCGGACGCACTTTGCAACGTCGTGGATCGTGACGCACGTGGAGCGCGTGCGGGACTTTGTCGACGGTGAGCACCGCGTCGTGCGCGACGGCGGCGTCAGCACGCTGCTGCTTCACGCATGACGGCGGCGCTTGTCGCCGCGGCAACGACGACGAGAGACGACGATCCACACCACCATCACGATGAGCAGCGTAAACACGATGAACGAGAGCAAGCGGGCCGTCCAGACGACGCGGTTCATGCGTCCGGTAACGGAAAAGGTCTTGAAGGACTCCCACACGGCGTCACGCACGGAGACCGTCTGGGGACGCTCGGCAAAGATCATGGACACAACGACGCGACGCTCGCCGGCGCGAAGGGGCGGTCCAATGCGGTGCAGCGTGTCGTAGTGGGAAAAGACGAAGCATTCGCGCTCGCGCATGGCAAAGCACTGCGACGTTTCCTCCTCAAACGCCTCGACGACGTTCGTGTCGCGCGGAACGCAGAGGCGCTGAGCGGAGCGGTTTTCGAGACAGAGCAGCGCCGTGACGACGTGCTGATCCTTGGCAAAGTAGGCGTGGTCGTAGTGCGCGTCAATGACGTCCCCTTCTTGCTCGTACACGAGCGCCAGCAGACAGACGCTCTCACACGGTTCGCAGGGGTAGACTTGGCGTTGGAGCAGTTTGGAGATGAGCAATGGCGCGTCAAAGTAGTAGAAAGCGCGGAGTGACGGAACCTGCGCACTCAGCGTCTCTCCCGAAATGACCGTGCGTTGGGACGATGCATAGTGATCCTTTTGAAACAGCCGACCGAAGCGCATGAGCGGCGAGGACGCCTCTGAAACGCGGGACGACTCGATGCGGTGAATGGCACCGAGCCACTCTTGCTGTTGCTGGACCGAGATGCACGTGGGTTGGCGAAAGAAGACCATGTCATTCCAAGAGAATGCGTATCTCGACTTCTTCTTTCCGATAAGCAGGAGAAAGTAAGTGTGCGTTTTCACGGGGTGGAGAGGAAGAGCGCCCGGCCGACGGCGATAAAGCCAGAGGGCTCGTGCTGCACAAACAGCAGTTCGACGCGGACTTCCTCTCGCAATCGAAGCATGCGCGGCCATGTGGGGTGATCTTCCGGGCGCTTCAATCGCAGTTGCACGGCCGACGTAGAAAAGTCCTGCTCGATTTCATAACCGCCCTGCAGCAAATCTTGGAGTGGCACAAAGATTCGCAACATGTGCGAAGAGAGGAACAAACCTTCCGACGTGATGCGGTAAACGACCGATGTGACATGGTCTCCGGCGAGGGGCAAGTGGGTGCGTCCGGTAAAGGCCACGTCGACGCGAATCGTGCCGTCAAAGTCGACGGGATGACACGCCATGACGTTTTCACTCCGAACCGGAGCAACTTCAGAAAAGAAACCGCCCAAGGGCGAGCACACGTCGCGGCAAATACGCGCCAATTGCTCATTGACAGCGTCAAGCATATTTTTCGCGTCCCACATGCTCGGCGGAATGGAAACCGACACGCGGTAGGGACGCATATTGTCCTCATCGTCCCTCATTTGCTGTCAGAAAACAATGGAGAATCATACAGTGCTCTTGTTTCGTTCTTCCTTTCTCCTCCCTAGGTGGACAACGCTTTACGTTTGACGATTTCTGCGCGCATGACGGTGAAAAAGTCCGGCCGAAACGGCTGCACCGGATAGGTTTCTCGGAATGTCTCTTCGTCAACAGTGCGCGTCATTGTCGTTGTGAGTGCAGTCGTCTGGAGCACGGGAAACGGATCGTCTTCAAAGGCCGCCCACGTGTCATCGACGCCGCCTCCATACTGAGCAAACACACAATCGAAAAAGGTTGCAAACTCCATCGGCAAATCTTGGCGTCGATCGTCGTTCATCCAACGCTCCGCCAAGGCCGACACGTCCTCCGACTGACGCGGCAATGCATCCACACTCGTGTCGACAAAGGCCACGGGAAAACGCGTCGACGGCGGCTGTCGACCCACGTTCAGCAGCGCTTGACGCAGCGCAGACGACGGCTCCGGCACCTTGATCGTGGACAGTAAAACGTGCGTCGCAAGCATACTCGACGTCGCATGAACACCATTCTCGCTGTTGAATTTGGCCCACAACTGCAATGCCTTGCTTCGCACCCACTCTTGTAGAAGCGTCGACACGGCACCGCGCATTGTCGTCGAGAAGTCCCAAAACTCGGGAAACACAAACGACCAGAGACGCCGTGACGGCCCCGACGCGCACAGTGGCAAGAGCCGGTCCAGTTGCAGCGCATAGTTGACCAAGCGCGCACGCATCGTCGGGCACGCGCCCACCACCGGTGACGCCGGATCGATCCAGACCAGCAGCGCCGCCGTTTCTCGCACCGCGTCCAAGATACTTCCGTCGATCCTTGTCGATGCACAGATCGCATCCACGAGCGCGCGAACGTTGCGTGACGGCATCCACCGTTCTAAACAGGCCTCCACTTGGTGCCGCAACAGCGCCAGCAACGCGGCTGCCGTGTCCGTGTCCAACGACGCAAACGGTTGCTCGCCCACGCGATCCAGCGTCATGCGGTGTCGGTAGGGCGTGGCAAGGAACCGGTGCAGTTCGTTCGCACACCACTCCTTTTCTGCTTCAAAGATGGTGGGTGTTTGTACGACCCGGGAGCCATCCGTGAGCACGTGAATGATCTCAAAGGCGTTGGCGCCACAGTGGAACGTCTGCCCCGATTGCTGCTGTTGCTCCCACGGTGTCTCGGCGACCAAACGGAAAAAGGCCGCTGAGAGGTGACACGGCTGGCCGACAACGCCCGTCGGAACACAGAAACGCGTCGCTTGCTCCACCGTCTTGGGCACGAGCAGCGAGTAGTGGTAGTGCGGAATCCACGGACGCGTTTGCAAGAGCAAGATGCGCCAACCTAGACGCACACGACCGTGCCACTTCCGTGTGACGAGACTCTTGACGGCCGGTCCGGCGTAAAGAGCGGGCTGAACCGCCGTGTCCAGCGTGAGCACCGTGCCGCTGACGAGATGGAGGTCGCGCACCGTGCGCTCGAGCCGCAGCGGCACGTCTCGTTGTTTCAGCACGTAGTGACGCCGCGATCCGCGTGGGAGCGGCAGGCCCGCACGCTGGAGTGCCACCATCAGGATGGCGCGCAACACGGTTTTCGGTGGCACGCGAAAGACTTGCGCGCGCCCGTCGGGCAAGCGAAGTACGAGACGGATTGGCGCATTGTCCATTTCGCGTGTCGATGGTATGGTCGTCGTCGCGGCGGTGTCGGCCACATCGGCCACCTCTTGCTCTTGCTGCTCCATGACGTGACGCAGCCATGTCAGCGCATCCCCGTGCTCTTCCTCTTCGTTTGCATGCGTTTCCAATGTGTCGTCGTCGTTCTCTTGCTCGCTTCGCGGCAACAAGGCCTCCAGATCCTCATACGCAATGTCCGACGCGTCGTCGTCCGACATGGTATCTTCCTCCTCTTCCACGACGACATCGGCTGTGACGTGCGGTCGACGGCCAGTGGTCGTTTTGCTTGTGCGTCGAAGCGTCTTGGCGGGCCGGTGTGACAATGAGGAGCGGCGCACAAAGGCGGCAGTGGCATCTGGTGAGGCGCGGGTGAATGGGTTGGCCATTAGGCGAGCCCAGTCTTCGATAGGGAGCGTCAACAGATCGCGCCACGGAAAGACGCGGTGACGAAAGGGACCGCGACCCCGGAAAAAGGTGTCAGTTTGGATCGGCCAACCGAGCAATCGGGACCACGCGACCAGGTCTTGCGGTCCGTGCGTTTGCAAGTGATCCCAAAATCCGTCCAAACGGTGCTGGGTCGCAAAGTGACGCACGGCAATGTCGACGGACGGAAAGAGCAGTGTCGTTTGCGCAAACTGCAGTAACGTTCGCGGTGGGAGGGGTAGGCCGGCGAGCACGAGTGTGGCATGGGCGGACAATGTCGCGTCCGACGATGAGGCACCGCCACGTGCAGCAGCACTCTCGCCCCACGGCGAAAAGCGGGCGCGCTGGCGCATTTCGTCAAACGGTTGCACGTCGATCAGCAGTCGAAAAGACGGATGAAGGGGAACGAGATGCTTGCGCCACTCTTCCACGGACCACAGAACGCCCTCTCGCGTTTGCTGGGCGACGAGTTGACGGACCGCCGCGACGAGGAGGACATCGCTGGTCGTCAGGTGGCTCAGTCGTTGCCGGACGTCGTCCGCCGATTGGTTGGTGGTGGTGGTGGATTGCTGCACAATGGTCTCCACGGCCTGGTTTCGGCTGACGCGCTCGCGGGTGCGCGCGCTGGTCTCGCCCTCTTGCAAGAGGGTGAGGAGCCGCGACTGCACCGAGGGAATGTCCAAACGAGTGGTGAGTGTGCGGTGCAGAATGTCGCGCAGCGTCGTCAGTTCTTGAACGGTGCTGCCGACTTGGAGAAAGGGGCGGAGGGCTGGAAAGAGGAATTGGGTCGTGGCGCTACGGTTCGCAAAGGCGCGCACGCGCGTGCGCCATTGCGCGAGCATGGCTGGGTCGACGGCAGTTGGATCGGTGGTGGCCGTCAAGTAATTGCGGATCTCGTCGTGCAGTTCAGTGAGGAGCGTGAGGAGGAGTGTGTCTGTGCTGACCGACAGGTCGTTGGCCGTGACCTCTCCTGCCGTCTCCTCTTCGCGCGCGGCGGCGGTGGTGCTGGTGGCGGTGGTGGCAACGCGGCGCGAGCGGATGGGACGTCGGGGCGGCATCGTCTCGGTGCACGCGGTTCGCTTTTCCTATTTTCAAAAAAATGAGCGCGTAATTTCTTGAGACCGGTGTGATAAATCGGAGTCGTCGTCTTGCCTGATCATCACAAGCAAGTAGAAATGGAGTCGTGGAAGTCATTTTTGCAGGCCCATGTCCTGCCCGCGGGCGTCAACGACAAGAAGCCCACACACGTGTCCATGATCTCGAAACAGCGCTTTTGCGTGCCGCCCGAGGCCATGACGACCTTTTGGGAGCGGTACGCCCGAGCCTACACGACGTCCCAGGCCACGCACATGGGCATGCTGGAGATGAGCGTGGAGATGATGCCCGTCATTGCCGATTTTGATAGAAAGATCGACCCATCTGGAAATGCGGACGGCGGCCGTTCGCCCTTTCCCGACTCGTTTGTGCGTCAGGTTGTGCACGTCTATCAAAATGTGCTACACCAAACCTTTGACGTGCCGCGTCGCCAGCTGATCTGTGTCGTCTTGCGCAAGGATCCCTACCTCACGGAGCGCAACGGTCAGATTATCGAAAAGCACGGGTTCCACTTGCACTTTCCCTGCGTCTTTTTGCACCGCGCCCAGCAGCGTGAGCAACTCATCCCGCGCATCCTGCAGACGCACGCTTCGCTGTACGGCCAGCGCATCGACGATGTCCTCGACCAGGCCTACTGCCGCGGGAACGGCGGCCCCTGGCTCCTCTACGGCTCGCGCAAACATCCGTCGATGGAGCCCTACCTCGTGCACAGCCTCATTGACGGGGACGGCCAGTGTTGGGAGAATGGCACCTGGCGCCGCGTCTTGCTCGAAATGGCCTACCCACTTTTTGAATGGAACGGCGGCCGTTACGTGAAAAGTGAGGCGACGACGGCAGAAACGCTGTCTGCACACTTGCCTCGTATCTTGAGTTTGTTCATGAACGGTCGCGACGAATTCGCCGTCACGGTTCACGCGCCCATCGCGCCGCTCCTCTCTTCGTCGTCTCGAGACAAGTCCGTCGCCATGACTCGGTCGACATCGCCGCCACCGCAACGACAACAACAGCAACAGCCAAGTGAACACACGCAAGACGACACGATCGCGGCGTTGGTCGATCTTCTCGACGTGCACCGCGCAAGAGATCGCAACGAGTGGATCCGTGTCGGATGGATCCTCTACAACGTGTGCGAGGACAAGGACAAGGGCTTGGCCTTGTGGCAGTCGTTTTCGCAACGCTGTCCCGAGTCCTACGACGCACGTGTGTGTTGTCGCGAATGGTCCATGATGAAGGCCAAGCCCGAAGTCACAATTGGGTCGCTCAAGTATCTCGCTCGCAAGGACGACCCGGAGGGTTACGAAGAAGTGGTGGCGGAGGCCTTTCGTCACCACATTCAGGCGTCATTGACGCTGAACGGCACGCACAACGACATTGCCCACGCCTTGTTTGCCAAGTATCAGGACCGCTTCGTGTGTTCCTCGATCCGGGAGCGGCAGTGGTACGTCTTTCGCAATCACGTGTGGGAGGTGCTGGAGGAGGGCTTTTCGCTGCGCGCCAAGATTTCGAGCGAAGTCGTGGCCGAGTTTCAAAAGATGGCGGAGCGACGACTGCGCGACTTTGCGCGGAGCGATGATGCCATGGACAAGGAGGAGCAGACGAAGCAGCGCAAAAAGGTGGACGCCATTATGCGCCTCATTGCGCAACTCAAGAGCGCGCCGTTCAAGACCAACATTATGAAGGAGGCCAGCGAAGTCTTTTTCCAGCCCCGCTTCTTGCGTCGTTTGGACGCCAACGAACTCCTCTTTACCTTTCAGAACGGCGTCCTCGACTTGTCGTGCCACGAGTTCCGCGAGGGTCGACCCGAGGATTACCAGAGCATGCAAGCGCCCGTACACTACCGCCACGACCTGCACGAAGCCCACCTCGACGTGCAGCAAGTGCATGCGTTCCTCGAAAAGGTCTTTCCGGACCGCTCCGTGCGCGAGTATTTCCTCGACGTGTCGGCGGACGTGTTTGTGGGCGGAAATATTAACAAGATCATTCAGATCTGGACCGGTGACGGCGACAATGGCAAGTCCGTGACCCAGCAACTCTTTGAGCGCATGCTTGGCCCCTATGCCATCAAACTGCCTACGGCGCTCATCACCGGCAAGCGCACGCAGTCCAGTAGTGCGTGCCCCGAACTCGTGCGCGCCGGCAACGGCGTTCGTCTGGCGATGCTGCAAGAGCCGGACCAAAAGGATGTGCTCAACATTGGCATCCTCAAGGAGTTGTCCGGTAACGACACGTTCTTTGCGCGAGGCCTCTACAAGGAGGGTAGCGAGATCCGGCCCATGTTCAAGCTGGTGCTCGTGTGCAACGACCCGCCCAAGGTGCCGTACAACGACCGGGCGACGTGGAACCGCATCCGCGTGATTCCGTTCGAGTCGACCTTTGCGGACGACGCGCCGGGGAGCGCCGAGGAGCAACTGCGGGCCAAGCGCTTCCCGAAAGACAAGCGCTTTGGCGAAAAGATTCCGAGCATGATCGAGGCATTCGCCTGGTTGTTGGTGGATCGTCTCCGCAAGCGTCGGCCGGGCTACGTGCAGTTCGAGCCGGAGAAGGTCCGTCTGGCGACGGCCAACTATCAGCGCCGCAACGACACGTATCGGCAGTTTGTGGACGAAATGACAGAGGCCTCGCCGCAGGAGCGGGACGAGTTGTCGCTGATGGACGTGTACAGCGTCTTCAAGGATTGGTTCCGCGAGAGCGTGCCGGGCGGGTTCCTGCCGACCAAGACGGAAGTGCGCGACTACCTCGTCAAGACGTGGGGCGAGCCGGACGTGTCGCGGGGGCGCATCGTCACGTGGCGCGGCAAGCGTTTCGTGGGCGAGGCCACGTCCTCTGCGTTGTCGATGGGCGTTGGCGGAGGAGACGGAATGACGCTGCCGTCGCCGCCTCCTGACGCAGAGGACGTTTTCTATTAATCGAAGGAGTGATGATGGAATGAAAAGGAGCAAAACTGGTGTAGGTTGCTGCATACGTATATCCTCTCGATACGTATCGGAAGAAGTGAATTCACTGCTACAAAACTGATTCTACCCGACTCGTGTCAAGGAACGCACAGCATTTGCTCTTGTGATCGTTCTATTTGCCATCACGATCACCCGATTTTGTCGTCCTACTTGTGTGACCAACAGATCTGAACATGTCGTCGTTGGTTGCCCCTGCGACACACAAGACCGCACACGTCGGGCGAGCGCAAAAGTTCGATATCGTGCCTTGGCCGACGTGGCATGTTACGTACGCGCCACGCATGGTTCGGTGCCTCACGTACACGCCAGATGCGGCGAGTATGGTCAACATGCAGGAACGGTCCTTCCAGAAGGATGATCACTTTGCGGGCTCTGTGACGGAGTATGTGAGCAAGGGCGGCAAACTCATCCTTCTGGACATGACGCTGGAGGGCATGACGGAAGAACTTCCGGGAAATTCGTTCCTCCAGGAAGTTCTCCCCATTGACAAGGACCAAAAATTCCAGGACGGTGTCGTCGCCATCGGTTTGGGTCGTTGGATGAAGACGCTGCTCCTGTCGCTCGTCACCGCGTCGACATCGGAACGCGACGTCCGTGCACGGTGGTTCCGTGCTCTCGTGGCATTGGTGGCCAAACTCACGCGCTTGCGTCGCTCGGACTGTTGGTTCGATGTGGCCCGGGAAACGATTCGACAGAACGACAAGGTGGAGGACATTTTGGTCATCAAGCTGCTCCAAGCGGTCTTGCGAGAAAAGACCACGTGTGCACGCGAGTTCCGGTGGTTCGAGACGTCCATGCACCGCGCGCTGAAGCACAGCCCCCATCGTCGATTTCGGGACAATGTCCTTGTCATGGTGGTGTGGCTCTTTGCGGACGCGTTCTTGACCAAGGGCATGAGCGACATGGCTGCCCTCGATGCCGTGTTTGCCCACCTCGCTACGTTGTCGCGTGGCCATGACGTGGATGTCTTGCGCTTCCTGCTGGAGACACTCTTTCCATCACTCGTACCACAGACTGCGTCGATTTGCGCAGCGATTCACGCGGGCACACCGTGGCATCCCGCCGCACCAGCGTCGATTCGTTTCGCGGACAAGTCCGAGATTCGTTCGGTTCACGACACGTCGCGCATCGGCGTGTGCGGGGGCACATTGACGCGACGGGACGAGACGGGCGAGTGGTATGACCTCTCGACCATGGAGTACAACCACTTTACGGTCGTGCACGTTCCACGAGGCGCGACGGAAATGACGCTTCGCGGCACACCCATGCCGCCGGACCGCACGAGCAAGCACGGCGCTGCTGTCCTCGTCCGCGGCCACTCCCAGGCGCCCAAGACCGGCAAGGCCTTTCTCGGCGTCATGGGACTCTCCTTGGCCGGCGGTCGTGGAGACGGAAAGAGCGCGCCGACGGTAGAGCGCACCAAGCCCTCTGTCCTCACCGACGCGGAAACAGCCGTCGTTACCATTTGCACGATTCGTGTGCACGCCAACGCCTACGAGGTCGCGCACAACGAGTGGACGACACCACTGTCCTTTCCGCTCCGACCCACCGATACGGTTCTTGCCCTCTACGTCAAGGGATTTAAGAACTTGTGCGTTGGGCTTGCGGATAGGTCGGCACCGGTGGTTGTGGCGCCGACGGAACGTGGTGGAACGACGTTGGCGGAGATGATGGCGGCGACGCCGTTGCAGGCGCTTCAGTGTCGCGTCGATGCGTTGTAGAGTGGAAACGTTACGCGTAGAAACTGTGTGAGCCCGACGTGCACGGCGGTAAGGCGTTGGCGGGCGTGAGGAAGGACCGCGTGTAGCTGTAAGCGTCCGCCACGTTCACAAAGCACGCTTGGTTGCTGCTGCACCCCGCGGCGCAGTCGTAGCGCGTGTCATTGCGTCGCGCGTCGTAGCACGGCCGCTTGTACGTGCAGGGGCCGGAGGACGGAACGGGATCGGGCGTCTTGTTGCCCACGCAGCACTGGTCGGCACAGGCGCGTGGAACGGCGCCGCGGACGGGGAGGTGACAGGGATTGCCGGCGCCGACGTAGCAAATGTCGCTCGAAAAGCCGTAGCCGGTCTTGACGGGGAGGCAGAGGCCCGTCGATGCGTCGTTGCGGTCGAGGTAGACGAGAGAGTCGTCGACCGGTGGCGCCATCAGCGATCCTTGGCATTGTGCGACTGCAGACGATGTGCATGGCAAGAATGGCAAAGATGGTGCGAGAGAGGATGGCGGCACGTTGTTGGTGGTAAATCGATAAGAGCAAGATGGATCCGGAGAGCAGGCTACGGGCCACAAGTTGTGCAGTACATACATTTCCTTTTCGCTGTCCGTCAGGTAGCCCTTGTCGCACAGTGGCGAGGGCGCGCACACGCGAGCGTTGATCGAGGGGTCGTAGAATTGCAGGTAGGCCATGTCGTCTTTTGACATTGCAGGAAATGTTAAAAAACGAACGACCGTCGCCATGCATATGTTTTCAAAATGAGAGACGGAGTAATGCATGTGATGGAAACATGGACGCGTCTAACAGTCCCAGATGAATCAAGTGAAATGAACGACTGGTTTTCGTGTTGAAATCGGCAATCGCCATGGAGAAGGAGGACTCCAGGACACCCAAGAAAGAGGAGGCAGATGAACTTGTCGCGATGATGAAATCCATCAGAGCATCGATTTCACGGAATCTGGTGGTGTTGGGAACCATGGAGAGATGTTGAAAAATCTTTTCATAATCTTGACGACTTGGAACGAATTGAAAACATTGGTCACGACAAGGAATATCGTATTGATACTGACCATGGGGGATCGTATACGTCGTTGTGTCAGCACATGCGGTTTCCAAATGTTTGAAATAACCGGAAACAATGACAACCGGGTGTTTACGAGTCGTGATTGTGTTCATGGAGGACATGTATGATTGATGTAATGCGATTCCCAAACGATCTGGTGCGATTTGTGGTCGATACAATGTCGAAAAATAATTGAGAAAGTCATCTTCCAAACGGTAATGGACAACATGATACGACTTTTCAAACGAATGAATAAACGGGTGAGTCAGCGTATAAAAAAGGGGATCAAAGCGTAATGAAATGAGATCATCACGGTAGACATCACGATCAAGACACAAATAGAAGCAGCAATCCACTTCGAGATGTGTGTGCTTTGATTCGTGGGTCATGACATCCGAAAGCCAGTCATGCACAGGACGACGTATCATTTGATGGGAATAGTTCGAGACATGGAAATCGTTCAGGTTATGGTGAGAAAGGTCCTGGCAAGGCCATGTTAACGAAGAAAAATCAACAATCCTGGATAACGGTGTCCTGGTGGTCATGTCACTGATGTCGACATAAAAGTCGTCAACGACCAGTATACGTCCTAAATGTTTTGCGATTTGAATGGCACACAGCAGACTTTGGATTTGATTGAGAAATCCATTGGCGTGTGTTGGCAACAGCTGACGAGAATACGGGGGTGTCAGATGATAATAATGAAAAGATAAGTGCACCAAGAGAAATTGTTGCTGTGAACACGTCATGACGACACGTGTTGATATAAAGAAATGGATAAACTCTCTACCATACCACATGAAAAAATGGAAAAACAGAAATGCTGATTTTTTTATATGCTATAATCATAAGGTTATACATCGTTCCCATTGACCAACGAAATTACTTTTTCGATGTCAGTCATGTGCGATTGGATGTTCTATTTATTATCCTACCCAGACTTGTATGTTAGTCTAGATCATACTGAATCTCAAGTCGTGGATCATTTTCAAACGCATGGTATCAATGAAGCACGGATCTACGGAATCGACAATTTTGTCACGGCGTTCATGGGTAACCAAGACGAAAAGATGCTTCTCACCGACCTTCTGACACAGTGGTCCACATGGGCATTGTCTGACGACCACTATCAGCATTTTGTTCGAAATATCTTACGCTTGAACTGTCGATCGATGGAAATCTCACTGTTGACAGATATGTTCTCGTTTGATCGGGAGGAGATGCGGAGATCGGTTCCTTCCAATATCATCGATTGTCTGGAGAACATGAGGACACATCAACAGAATATCGTTCAGAGACTCTCCATCCCCTCATCGACCCGTTTATCCACGCGTTTGTCCTTTGACAAACGAGTGCCGACGGACTTTGATTGGAAAAAATATCGTCAGATTCATTCGAGGAACGTCTTTGAACCTCTGTGTGGACGATTTTACTGGTGCATTCACAAGATGATCACCCATCCAAACCTTATCCAATCTGTATCGGATTCGTTTTTTCCCATTCGTGAATCTCCCAAAGTGTACATCGTCTCATGTCTCAATGTTGGCGGGTCCAAACAATATGTCGACCATTTGAAAATCATCTTTGGTTCTCACAAAGTCAGTTATCAACAGATTCGTCATCGCGATGCACTTTTGAGTATTTCACCCACGGAACATGATGTATTGTGGATATCTCATTTATATGGAATCGATATCTCACCGACGGATCTCATACACCTACTCGGAACGAAACGTTTTCAAACTGTTTTGCTCAATATTCATGATGTGACCATGTGGTGGTGGAATGATGCCTCTACAGCCCCATCAGAGAGCAAATTTTGTCACGACACGAGTATTCTCCATGCGTTTAACGACAATGTTTGTCAGGTCTTCGACAAGGTCAATCATATTCTATGTCCGTCCCCTTACATTCACAACCTCTTTTTGACATTCTATCCCCGTCCTGAGAAAGTAATATGCGTCCCTCACCCCGATATATGTCATTACGAACGAAAAGTAATGGTCACCGCACCCATCTGCGACGACCGAATCCATCTCTGCATTCCCCATGGTGTCTATTATTTAAAAGGGGAGTGTGCAATCCGACCACTCGTGGAAGTCATTTCTAAATATTTTGCAGACAAGGTTAAACTTTTTCTGTACGGTCTTGTCTTTGAGAATACCCGCTCCTTGCTGTCATCAAATCTTCCTGCGTCGTCGTATGCCGTCCAGGGAATGTATCATGGGGACGAATTTTATGAGTGGGTGAAACGCGATGGGATTCATGGATTTCTCGTCATTAATGATCACCCCGAAACGTATTCCTTTTGTTTTTCGAAATGTATCAACACAGGATTACCATGTCTCTACTCCGATATAGATGGCGCTATCAAGGATCGCGCACGTGAGCATTCGATTGACGGAATGTATCCACTTCCCAAACCGTCCGATGATGAAAAGACACTCGTTGAAACGTTCCAAACATTCTTGTCCCATATCACCTCTTTCGTGAATTCGTCTCATGAACGAACAACGAAGGAAACGGGCTCGACACGAAATATGATGCTGACAGTGCCACCATTCTATGCGACGATACTTGATCGTCTTCACACGCATGAGAGTTCTACCTCGACCGAGAGTCTCATCAAAAGGGCACATGAGTATATTGAACCATTTGCAATTTATTTCCCACAGTTCTATTCCATCCCCGAAAACGATTTCAATTTCTATCCTGGTATGACCGATATGGTGTCGTTACGAGAGTTATCCAAAAGTATGGTTCAAAATCAGGTCTCATCCTTTCCTCTTTGTTTTTCATCAGGTGACAAGACCTGTCTCCCTGATCTACCCATGGACGGTGTGAATGGCTTTTACGACGCTCATCGACACAAGGATATGGCGTTTCAACAATCTCGCCTCGCACATACGTATGGGTTCAAGGGATTCGCAATATACCACTACTGGTTTTCTCAAAATACCATTACACACCAGCGTCATATTCTGGATTCCTTGACGAGACAATTCTTTGACAGTGACACGACACTTCCTCCAGATTTCAAAATCTTTTTTATTTGGGCGAATGCCGATTGGTCGGATAATATCCATTACACTGGACACGACATTCGAAACACATACGAAGAATCGCACTTGATTGCACACGTCAAAGATCTGATGCCTTTTTTTCAACATTCTGCATACTATAAACAGGACAATAAACCCGTCTTGTTTATCCATTATCCATGGCATTTTAAAAACGACGAATTCGCACGAATGACTGGAGTTTTTGATCGGATCTGTCAAGAGTCTGGTTTCGGAGGTATATCCATCGTCAAAAATCGTGGTATCGACGATACATCCCCCATTCACGAGAAGGATTTGTATTATCGTCATCAACCCAGTGGTAGTTTGCTGCACAAGATTCGTCAGCCTTCCGTTTATAACGGTGGTCGCGATGTCCATTCGTGGACTGTCGACATGGATACATATTATCAAGAAATGCGGCTGAAACACACTGAAGGACACAAGACGATTGAAGTCGGATTTCCATCGTTTAACGCAAATGCTCGTTATTTCACACTTCCGCACTACAAGCATATCAACAATTTTTGCACCGTCAATGACGGACCAGAGATGTTTTCACGGATGTGTCGTTCTCAAATGCGTCAGTATGCACCGTCCAGTGGGCAACGAACAGGTTGTCAAAAAATCTATTTGGTGAACGCGTGGAATGAATGGGGTGAGGAAATGAAAATCGAACCAAGTCAACAGCATTTTTTCGGATACTTAAAGTCATTTCATGACGAATTAGTGCGATTCTCCGAGAGTGTCGTCAGTGACAAATCAGAAAGACGGTAAGAAGCGGCGTTCACATTCCTGGACCATGACATGAAAACGAGCATCGTCGTGATTGATTGTCATGCCATACTCATACCATACTCATACGACATCGTGGTGCTAATCCCACCACATGGACACGGCCAAGGCGGCGATGGGCAACACGACAAACAAAATGCTGACGACGATGCGAATCGCCAGGTGCGTGTGTGACAACCGAGAGAGGAAACGAGGACGACAGATCACCAGGAGGTCGCAGCAAAGAATGGCGAATAGAAAAACCACAGTTGCGCATCCTTTGACGAGATGGGGACAGGTGGGCTCTTTTTCGCACGTCTTGACCATGACGCTAACGGCAAAGAGATAGACGAGGATCATATGCGTAGCAATCGTTGTGTATGCCAGCCACTGCATCCATACGGGCGTTCTCACCCACGTCACGAGCAGCATCGCAACGATGACGCTCGCGAGGTTGACGTATGCAAGGATCGCGAACCAGAGAGAGGCGGCGTCCGCATTCCACCATTCGTTCAAAAGGAGTATCGTCATGAGGGTCATGGTGGCTGTCATGGCCACGATGGAAAAGGCGGTCACGGCTTGTGTCGCGTTGCGGCGTCCGCGTGAAACGATCCACAAGTCAAACACGACGAGGAGCAGGCAAAGGGAAGCAAAGACGCTTGCGAGAATAGCATCGGCGGCGTCCTTCTTCGTCCAAAACCTCCATAGGCAGATGAACGCCAAGACAACGGCTTGGAGAAGGAGCAGAATGTGGGTAAAGGTCACCAACGGCTGTGGTCGGCGTTTCCAGTGGGTGCAGAGCAAAACGAGCGCTTGCGGCACGAGCGTCAAGAGGGGTACGAGCAGAGGCAAGAATCGCTTCATGACAAATCTCCTTTTGCAATGCGCGAAAAGAAGATATTGGCGTTCAGAACAGACGATCACCATAATCAACATACCACGAGCGGAACAACACCACGCTGGTGATTGGTAGAACGATGGCCAGCGTGCTTACGCCGACACGGACGATGACGTGCGTCGAGGGCATTTGGAACAAGATAGAGGGGCGAAAAAGAACGAACAGATCAAAGGATAAGATCACCAATGAGCAAACCAAACTCGTCGTCGTTCGTGCGAAAAGGTCGCAATCCACCGAATCCGGTTTCATGTTTGCGAAAAGACGTGTCAACATCCCGATAAAGGGCAACAGCAGCATCATGTGGGCTGCAACGGCTGCGTAAACCAGCCACGGCGTCCATGTCCGCGGCGTCTTGACCCATGTCACGATAGGAAACGCGATGAAGAGGCTTGCGATCGTGAAGAAGGTCATGATCATCATCCAAGTCTCGGCGACCTTTCTGCTGTACGTCTTGTCGAGCGTGACGACCGTCATGATGACGACCGTTGCCATGATCACCACCGTGGCAAAGGCCGTTAAAGACTGCGTGGACGCGCGATGTCCGGTAAAGACGACCCACCAGTCGAATGCGAGGAAGAGGAGCAAGACAAAGCCAAGCGGAACTGTTCCCACGCCCCAGTGGGATTCGTGCTCTGCGAGGTGGGAGAAGAGAATGAGCGTAAGGATCGCTTGGAGGATGAGGAGAACGTGTGTGCACGTCACCAACGGCTCCGGGCGGCGCTTCCAGTGCGTGCAGAGCAGCACGAGTGCAGGCGGCACGAGCATCAAGACGGGCACGAGAAGAGACCAAAACCGCTTCATCGCAAATGTCCTTTTCTCATGCGCGGAAAAGGACACGATGAAAACATGGGTGAGGACGCCGTCATGCTGCTGTCGCTATGACACGACGCGTTGCCACCATCCGAATAGCACCGTGATGGCGATCGGCAGCACGACAGTAAGAATGCTCACCATGACCCGGATCGTCAAGTGCGAAGAGTGCAACTGAAACAAGAGAAGGGGACGACTCACGACGAGCAGGTAGCATCCCATGATGAGCGCCAAGGAAACAATGATGGAGAGTTGTGCCACACGTCGACACGTCTCATCCTGTTTCCAGGTCCTATACTGCTTCAGTGACATTAAACTAATGGGAATAAACAGGAAAAACATGTGTGTCGCAACAGCCGCGTAGGCCAGCCATGGCATCCACACGGGTCTTTTGTTCATCCATGTCGCAAGGAGGGGCGCAGTGATGACGCTGACCGTGCTCAGGCACGATAGGACGAAGCACCACCGGTCGCAGGCGTCATCGCCCCACACCATGGAGATCATCGCGGTGGTCATGAGCGTCACGGTTGCCGTCATGACGACGATGGAAAAGGCCGTGACGGATTGCGCGGACGCGCGACGTCCAACGAACACGACCCAACTATCAAAAACAAGCACGACGAGCGACAGGGCGCAGAACCAGATCGTTCGTCGGACGTCGTGGTTGTCACGGAACACAACGTGCAAAGAGAGGAGGACGACAGCGATGGCTTGAAGAATGAGGAGGACGCGCATGCACGTCACCAACGCTTGTGGTCGGCGTTTCCAGTGCGTGCCCAGCAGCACGAGTGCGGGTGGCACGAGCATCAAAAGGAGTGGCGTTAGCACGCGCAAGAACGGATTCATGAGGAATCAACGAATCAATGTTCTTTTCTCATTCCGAAAACAAGATGCAGTCGAGAAGGAATGATGACCTATTCATCGCTCCGCCAGCACGCGCTCGTGCACCCACGCGTACGTCTTGGAGAGGCCGTCCTGCAGCGGCGCGCTCACCGTCCAACCGACCTTTTCCTTAAATAGGGCGTTGTGCGAGTTGCGTCCGCGCACGCCGACGGGGCAGCGGAAGCCGTACTTGGCCTGGAAGGCCTCGCCGTGAAGGTGTGTGATGGAGAGGCGCTTGCCGGAGAGCGCAATGACGCGCGCGGCGAGGTCGTGGATGGTGACCATTTCTTCGGAGCCAATGTTGACGGGGCCGGTGAAGTCGCTGGCCATGAGGCGCAGCACCGCTTCGACGCACTCGTCCACGTAGAGGAACGAACGCGTTTGCGAGCCGTCTCCCCAAATCTCAATCGCATCACCCTCTTGCGCTTCGGCCACTTTGCGACATAATGCGGCAGGCGCCTTTTCCTTCCCGCCCTTCCACGTGCCTTGCGGCCCAAAAATGTTGTGGAAGCGCGCCACACGCACGTTCAGGCCGTAATTGCGGTGGAAGGACAAGTAGAGACGTTCGCTGAAGAGCTTCTCCCACCCGTATTCCGAGTCGGGATTTGCGGGGTAGGCGGACCGTTCCTCGCAGTTGGGGTTGTCGGGGTCCTCCTGGTTGTGGCTGGGGTACATGCACGCGGAGGAGGAGTAAAAGACCTTTTTGACGTGGAAGCGCGTGGCGTACGAAGCCACGTGGAGATTGATGAGGGCCGAGTTGTGCATGACGTTGGCGTCGTTCTCGCCGGTAAAGATGTAGGCGGCGCCGCCCATGTCTGCGGCGAGTTGGTAGACCTCGTCGAAGCTGTTGTCGGCGTCGGTTTCCGCCGACTGGCGAGGTGCAAACAGGGCTCGTGCGACGGTGGCCTCGTCGCGTAGGTCGCCGAGGACAAATTCGTTGCACATTTCTTCTGGTGAGAAGTACTCGTGCGCCTTGATGTCCACCACTCGCACCCAATGACCTTCTTCAAGCAGTCGCTTGGCCAGATGGCCGCCGATAAAGCCGCCACCGCCGAGGACGAGGACACACTTCGTGTTGGTTGGCATGGACATGTTCTATACGGATTGATCCTACTACTAGAGCGACAAAATAGAAAAGCGCTTGCTTGCCTAACGAACATGCATTAGACCACTGGCGGGCGGAAGGGCTGCTGCGACAGGCGCGCACACTTTGGCAAGAAGGAGAACTGTGGAAAGTCCTGACGCGACAAGAAGGCATTATCCGGTTGGAAAGGGGAATAACTTGGAAACGGGTCGTTGTATCCGCCCGTGTAGATGGGGTTGCAACACGAGCAACCACATTTACGCTTCACGTCGTCGCCACTTCCCACGCGCGCTTGCATGGTGCGGTTGTCGAGTCGCGGACAGAGGGACACTTGTGCGTCCATGCACCGCTGGCGCTCGGGAGAGACGGTAAAGAGCGGGCCGTCGACCGGCCACGGATCTTGCGCGTACACTGCCATTTCTTTCTTTTCTGGTATAGAGGACTAGAAAGATTCCTTCACCGCTAGATAGGTTACGATAGGTATGATGATATGTATAGGAGATGAATACATATCCAAACCGTGGAATGCTTAGTTGTGCACGCGAATGGGCGCTTGCTTGCGCTGGCGCGTGCGGTGAATGACCTTTTGCATCAGCCGGTCTTGCAGTTCCGTCCGCTGCTGCAGCGTGTCGTTGTGGAAGGCCTGCTCGGCCAGTTGGCGCACCTCCATGTTGCTCAGGCGCTGCGGCTCGTACGGCCCGCTCGAGGCGAGTTGCGGCAGAAAGTCCACCTTGGTGCGCGTGACAAAGTTGTACTGCCGCTGCGCGTCCACGTCGTCGTAGTAGAAGCGCGGCTGGCCCGTCATTTCGTCCGTGTACTGCCGGTACGACGTGCCATACCCCGTCAGACGGGGATCATAGATTGTGCGCGGATCCATTGGCTGACCACGACCCGACGTCGGTGTCGTCTGGTACGGACTGTGTGTAGGTGCAAAGTTTTCTTGAATGTCATCATTCCCATCATAACGATCACCACCGCTGCTGGACGAGGTGGCCAAGCGCGCCAATCGCTTCGGATCCGTGTAGAGATCCACTTCGACAAACGCCTGCGCGTCCGTCCCCGGAATGTCCACCAACTTCGTTGGCAAGTGGGGCTGTGTGAAGGAAATGCCCAAGTTCGATTGGTTGGCGTCGTTGACGTTGATGTTTGAGTAGGCCACCAGGTTCGGTTGCAGCAATGTCGTGTTCAGTTCCGCGTTGTAGCGCGCCGAGTTGCACATACCCATCTGATTTGGTGGAAAGTTGATGGGCTCCTGGCGCTCGGCGTTTCCCGGAAAGAGGCCGTACGGCGCATTGATCATGCTGCTCGTGACGCGCTCTTGCAGTGGCACCGAGGCAGTCGGATGCGGTGCACAATCGATCGACGACGATGACGACGACAGATGCGCGTTATGATGCGATGACGTATGTTTACCGTTATTTGCGTCCGTCTTGCCGCCGCAGCAGTAGTTCTCTTGCACGAGCATGCTCTTGGGCGCGCCGCACGTGACAGACGGACAGGTCTCGATGTAGCCGTTCTGGTAAAACTCCTGGTTGTATTGACGGTTGATGCCAGATGGAACGAAGAATGAGTCGTTGGACCAGACGTCCGTGTCAAAGGCGCGGTTGGGCACGATGGGCGTATTGCGCGTCTTGGGATTGGCTTGGCCCACCAGTTTCTGGTTCCGCGAAGCGTATTCCGGTCCTACCGGCTGGAAACCGCAGTTGTCGGGGTTGGGATAGATCATGCGCGTGGCCTGTGCCGCCGGAATGATAGAGGGATTGGCGAGGTTACCAGGGATCGTAATGGTGCGGGCATCTTGCGGCACGACCAAAATATCTGGATTGCTGGCCGTTTGATCGCCTTTTCCACGCATCGTCGTATCACCGAGTGTGCACGCGCGATTGCGAACCATGGTGCGTGGTGGCTCGTAGTTTTCACGAATCGCCGGCGTTGGGGGACAATCGTTCCAGAGGGCCCACGTCACAAAGAGCGCAGCGACGAAAAGAAGCATGGGCGTCGTGGCCGGCGTTTTCGAGGCGCCATGTCCGGCGAGAAAGATGACCGGGACGCGGTGCGTGCGCTGCACGAGTGCCGCGGCGGCGAGGACCAGCAAGAGAACCCATGAAGGCGATACATTCATGGCGAAGGAAGAGGGGTTGTTTATGATCTCTGTGACGACGATTTTTTTTTATCGTCACGGAAACGCCGCGAGCACGCCGCCGTGGTGCCACACACGACCATCCACCACGCAGCGCGGCGGCAACGACCAGTGACACCAGTAGTTCGTGATGGTGCACGTGCGTTCGTAGGTCATGCGCTTGAAAAAGGCCTGGGCGTCGAACTCGGCCAGCACCGTCTTGCGGAATCGCGTCAACCACGTGTCGTCGAACGAGTAAATGTGCTCGAGGACTTCCGACGGCAAATCCCTCCACGACGGCATCTGTTCTGTTTGATGGCAGACATGTGATGAAAAACACGTTTGGTGCAATAGTTAGCCGTATACTCCTTCGTGGACGCACGCTGTCCTTTCCACGAGTAACAAAATGCACTTGCAACCTCATTTTTCGATTCATTGCCCAGTGGCTGTTGGCTTACTCCGGTGCCAACCGCATGATAGTCTGCGCGTGGTCACTCTGGGATGCGTACTTGTTGGTGGAGAGCCGGGCGGGGTTCACTCGCGCGTCGCAGTAGCGTCGGCAATCGCCACTACTCACCAGTTCGGTCCACTGCCGCTGAATCTCCTGGGATACTTCTTGCATGGCACGCGAGTGTGCGGAGTGCGCCTTTATATCCAAGTTTGGGAACTAGATAACGGTGTGTCAGAACTCCGGAAAGCAATGAGCTGGATTGCGGCCAGAAAGAAGAAGGAGACGAGCAAGGCGACGCGATTGACCGGCGCTGTCTTGGTGACATATGCGGCGATCGTGACGCCGAAATACAGGACGAGGCACACCCACGTGCCCGCCCGCCACAACTTACGGTTGCAAGCGTCGTCACTCAGGCCCACGAGGACGATTTGCCCCAAGAGGACCAACACGAGAAGTGCTACGCATAGCCATCCTAGACGGGGGGAGCGAAGATTTTTGCTGGTGAAAAGGCCGCAGGACAGCCAAGTGATGGTGGTCACTGTGGATGCGATTGCGAAACCGCGAAGCGCCGCAGGCCAGTCGGGCACATTTTCCTCGGTTTGCTGTCGTGCCATCGTTGTTTGTGTCACTGTCGGAAAAAACGAAACCATCTTCGAACTCGTCGCGCGAGAGGAAAAGAGAGACATGGCGACAGAGCAACGATTTCGCTTGCTCGTCGAAGTGGTCGTGGGCGATGAGAACGTGGACGATCCAGAGCATGATGACACCGACGTCGACTTGCTCGGACGCGAACTGATGCGCGTCCTTGCCGACAATATGCGACGCGTGCGAACAGAACGCCGCAACGGTCGACGCCGACGACATCCACGCCCCGGCTTTGCACTGCGGGACCTCTTTCGCAAATCCAAGACACACCACACGCCTAATGCGGCACACATGACGGAGGATTGTGCCATTTGTTTAGAACCCTTTGCGCTCTACTCACGCGTCTACCACACCCGCTGTCAACACGTCTTCCACCCCGAGTGCATCTTTGAGGTGCTGATGCACGACATGACGCACTGTCCCGTGTGTCGTGCAAACCTCTTGCGTGCGTGTTAACCGCATTGTCCTACCTCAGAAAACTGAGACGCCGTTGTCTTCCACCGCAACGCGTCACGTCTTCCTCCTACCAGCAAACACAGGCACTTGACGATATTCGGTTGCTTCTGCAGAACACGCACAGCCAGATGAACGACGTGGCCACACCGACGCGTTTGCGCGCGCTCTTTTCGTCCATCCTCCTCGACTCGACACCGGTGGCACAGCACGGCCTCTTGGAGCGACTCGTCAGCCAAGCCTTTCAAGAAGTGACCGAGGAGGCGACGCTCCACACGGTTCTCGAGCAATTCGTCTTTCTCTGCAGCGCGCGTGCGCACGAGGACGCACACTTTGACACGTGGGGTGTGCAAGTGTTGCAGTGGATGCACGACCAAAACACCGAGGCGTCCTTCGTTCAGACCATGACGCGCTTGCAGAACAATGTCGATGTGCAAGGCAACATCTGCCCCCTCCTCGACGCCGGCTTTTTCGCCTTCATCACCGAGCACGCCGCTGCCATTGACGCGCTGTTTTTCGAGACGCTGGCCTCCGTGACGCCCTACCGTCCCACCATTTTCGGCTGGCGCACCCTCTTCCACGCCTACCTCATGAAGAGCAACGGCAAGGTCTGCGAGCGCCCCGCGCACCTGTGGTTCCGCGTCGCCCTCTTTCTGCACACCGACGACTGGGCCGCCGTGCGCACCTGCTTCGCGGACCTCTTGCGCGGCCACTACACGCACGCCACGCCCACGCTCTTTTACGCCGGCGCCCGCCGACCCCAAATGGCCTCCTGCTTCACCGCCGACACGCGCGTCCTCACGCGCGAGGAGGGATGGATGGCCATCGCCAAGGTTCCCATCGGTCACCATGTCCTCACACACCGCCACCGCTGGCGCCCCGTCGCCCAGGTCCACACGAACGCACGTGCGGGCCGCGCCTTGATGAACATGACGGTCAACGGCCGTCGCGTGGGCACGTGCACAGAGGACCACCCCTTCTGGACGTGGTGCGCAGACAAGTCCACACACGCATGGCGACCGGCGCTGGCCTGTGCGACGGATTCATCGGTGCAGTTGGAGCACGTCGGCGCGGTTCGTTCTGGCGAAACGGAAAACGACAAAGACGTGCAGTGGTGGATCCGCGGCGTCATTCTGTCGTGGGCCAGCGCGCAACCGCTGCGCAACACACCCCCCTTTTCGTTGCTGCTCGATGGCAAGACCGTGCGTTGCCTCGGCGTCGAGTTGGTCGACGCGCCCCTGTGGTCCTTTTTGCTACTCGGCAGTCGAGACACGGCCAAGCGGGATCGTGTCGTGCAGTCGTGGTTGCAAGGAAGCATGGTTGGCATCCGGTGGTGGGCGCTGGGGTGGAAGCGCGGCTGTGTGCTGGCGATCGCGCTGGGGGGCGACCGACCGATCGATGACAGTGGCGATGTGGCGTTGCTGCACACAATCGCGGCCCATGCACGCGTGGGCCAGCACGACACGCGCGCCTTTGCCGAGTCCACCATCAAAGAAGTCGAAACGGTGCACACGCTCGGCGTGGAGGAAGACCATTCCTATGTCGTCGAAGGCGGCTTCCTCGCCCAAAACTGCTTCCTCGTGGGCACGGAAGACAGCGTGGCGCAGATCTTCAAGACGATTGCGGATGTGGCGCAGATCAGCAAATGGGCCGGCGGGTTGGGCATCCACATTAGCAACGTCCGCGCGAACCGGTCCTACATTTACGGAACAAACGGGCGCAGCAACGGCATTCTGCCCATGATTCGCATCTTTAACGACACGAGTCGATACATTGACCAGTGCTTCTCTGGTGAAACGCTCGTCTACTGCGCCACGCGCGGGTGGACGCCCATCCAGTCCATCCAATGCGGCGATCGCGTGCTCAACCGCAGTGGTCGTCCGACGCGCGTGTCGCGCGTGCGCACCTATCACGTGCCAGGGCAACGACTGCTCTGGACGTCGTCGAAACGCGCAGTCGGCGTAACGACGGAGCACGACATGCTGACGCGCGACGGAACGTTCAAGAGCATGTCGGAGATTTGCCCGTCGGACGAAGTGCACTTTCCGCAGCCGCAAGATGTGCAGGACTATGCGCACATGGACGAACTCTTTTTCCAACTCCTCGGCTACGCGATCCACACGGTCGTCGAGAATCGGAACAACGACATGACGACCATGACGTTCCATGACTTCCGACAGTTTGTGCACCGTGCTCACCAAGTGGACGTAGTAGAGCAAGAAGATGAGGACAAGGTCATTCTTTCCTCTCTCCTTCTCGCGGATTTGCCCTTGGCGTGGATTCAGAACGGATGCAAGGGCGCCTTTCCCACGTCCTTGCTGCACCTTCCCGTGGACAAGTTGGATTGGCTCGTCACATATACGCCACCCGTCGTGTGGTCCTTCCATCCGTTGGCGCGTCGCACCATTGAGTATCGACGCACGCCACCACGGGAATGGATGCCTGTGCGCGACCTGCACCTTCGACACGCCTCCGCAGGGCAAGATAGGAAGGAAGTGTTGGTGTTCGACCTCCAAGTGGAGACAAACGACCCGACCTACCTGACGGAGTTGGGTGTGGCGCACAATGGTGGTGGAAAGCGGAATGGCGCCTTTGCCATGTATCTCGAACCGTGGCACGCGGACGTTCTCGCCTTTTTGCACGCCAAGCGCAGCACGGGCGCGGAGGAGGAGCGGGCGCGCGACCTGTTCTACGGCCTGTGGATCCCTGACCTCTTTATGAAGCGTGTCGAGGCGGACGCCACGTGGTCGCTCATGTGTCCCTCGCAGAGCCCCGGCCTGCACACGCTCCACGGCGCCGCCTTTGAGGAACAGTATCTGCGCTACGAGCGAGAGGGCAAGTTTGTGCGGCAAATGCCCGCGCGTGAGCTGTGGGTCGAAATGGTGCGCATGCAAGTCGAGACGGGAACGCCCTACATGCTTTTCAAGGACAGTTGCAACGCCAAGTCCAACCAGCAGAACTTGGGCACGATTCGCTCGTCCAATCTGTGCACCGAGATTATCGAATACAGCGACCACGAGGAGTACGCCGTCTGCAACTTGGCCTCGATCGCCCTGCCCAAGTGCCTCGTGCCCAACACGCGCTGGGAGGACGACGACGTGCAAGAGGCCGTCGTCGTCATGTTTCCGCGCGACACATTCCTCGAGACGCGCTGGTTGCAGCAGTGGATCGCGGAGGAGCGACCGTCATGGACCGTGCACTTCCTCGCCGAGCCCGACGCCCGGCGCTTCATGGCGCAGCAGACGACGACGACAAGCGACGAGACGGCGTCATGCGCTACGTGGATCCGCTGCGGCGGGGACGTGACGACGTGGCAACCGGTCGGCGCGCCGGTCGCGTTCGCGCGCCGGTTCCTGTGCCCCGTGTTTGACATGGACCAACTGCACGAGACGACGCAGCACGTGGTCAAGAACCTCAACCAAGTCATTGACAAGAACGTGTATCCCGTTCCCGAAACGGAGCGCAGCAACCGCAAGCATCGCCCGGTCGGCATTGGTGTGCAAGGATTGGCGGACGTCTTTGCCGCGTGTCGATTGCCCTTTGACGATCCGAAAGCGCGTGAACTCCACCGCCACATCTTTGAGACGATCTACCACGCGGCCATGACGGCCTCTGTCGACCTGGCGGTGCGCGACGGACCGTATGCGTCCTTTGCAGGCAGCCCGCTGTCGCAGGGGCGTTTCCACTTTGACCTCTGTCCCGACTTTGACCTGCCGCTGCGCTGGGATTGGGAGACGCTGCGTGCGCGTGTGCAAACGCATGGCGCGCGCAACAGCCTCTTGGTCGCGCCCATGCCGACGGCGTCGACGTCGCAGATTCTGGGCAACAACGAGTGCTTCGAGCCGTACACGGCCAATCTGTACCTGCGACGCACGCTATCGGGCGAGTTTTACGTCGTCAACCGCTTCTTGCGAGACGATCTGCGTCGCATGGGTCGCTGGAATCGCGAAACGGTGGACCGGTTGCTGCTGGACAAGGGGAGCGTGCAGACTTGGGCCGACTTGTCTGCCGACTTGCGGCAGGTTTATCGCACGGTTTGGGAGATTTCGCCCAAGAGCGTGCTGGACATGGCGCACGAACGGCACTTTTTCATCGACCAGTCGCAGAGTCTCAACATCTTTCTGGCGTCGACATCCTTGGAAAAGCTGAGCAAGATGCACTTTTACGCGTGGAAAAAGGGTCTGAAGACCGGGTGCTACTACGTGCGCGTCAAGCCGATCGTGTCGTCGCCGCACGTCACGGTGAACGCGGACACGACGTGCACGTCTTGCTCGGCGTGATTTTAGGATGATGAGGATAGGAACAGTGTAGGCAATATATGCACACCACCGATGCAGGAACGAAAAAAAAATATCGGACGGAACAGGAAAGATCAAACGCCATTTTCCTTTTCCATTCTTTGCATCCGCAACATGGGAGCAAAATCATCCAGAGTCGCGCAATCACCTGCTCCACAAGTTCAAGGCGGAGCAGCCAAAACGACCCTTTGGTCATGCGTCCAGAAGAACAAAAAAGCCTTTATCGGCTTGGGGGTGTTGATCGCCGTCATCATCTTGATCGTGCTGTTGGCCGTCTTCGTTCCTCCTCCACATCACAAATCGCCCCCCAAAACGTCCAGCATTGGGCCGAGTTCCCCTCCGCCCATCTTGTTCGCCAGCGGTGAACCCGAGACTGCTGTTTCCACACCGCTGTTCGTGTCCCCCTCTCCCACCGCCGCGACGCAAGCACCGCCTTCTCCGTCACCCTTTGTCTCGCCCATTCCACCCTCACCGTCACCATTCATGTCGCCCATGCCACCCTCGCCATCGCCCTTTGTCTCGCCTCTACCGCCCTCACCATCGCCCATGCCACCCTCGCCATCTCCTGCACAGAGCAGTGTTGCGGGCGCAACGTATGCTCTGGACACGACATCGACGAGCACGTTCAACACGAGTTTCCTGAGCGCACTTGGCGCGCTGGTGAATCAATACTTTACCCAGTATTACGCAGTATCCACATCGTCACTGAGTTCGTTCATCAACACAACGTTCCCCTATCTCTTGTACAACAACCCCAGCAACCCCAGTGGCGCTTCACAAGCCGCAGTTCAGGCGGAAATGCAAACATTTTTGGCCGCACAATGGCCGCTGCAAACGTTCTTGACGGGTCCTAACACGTCCCTCTACCCGTCAACCAATTCATTGCAGAACATGTATGCGCAATACAAGAAGAACGGGGGATCACCACAAGGCGCGGTCGCTATCACCTCTCCATCCATTCCTACACCACCATCCGGCTATCAGAGCAGCACCGGGTATCCCAACATCTCAGCCGTGGCTGCCATTCCATCAGCAACACAGCAATCGCTCGGTCTGCAGATCTTCGCCCGATGGAGTAAGAACACCAACCCGTTCACGCCGACAACGCTTGCGTCAAGCAACAGCACTTTCTGCTTCCCATTCTCCCCCGTCTCACCTTCCGGAAACACTGGCGCGTGCTACCCCTTGTACATTCCCGTCTTTTCGTCGTAGTGCGGCAGCACATGCAAACATGTTTGAAAAGAGATGTGATGGATGTATCATATACCACCTCTGTCATACATGTCACGTATGCAAAATTTCGTTACCCACCGCAACGAAATAGGTCACGACACGGAAAGAATCGAAAAGTGAATGCGTGCGGAATCGGGCAGTGACATCAACACATTGTCCTTCCTTCATCTCGTCTCGCCTCATGACTGCGCTGTCGCAAGACTGCTGGCACTGCATCTTTGACTTTTGCTCCCTCTACGACGTCGTCATCAAAATGCGCGTCGCCGGATCCTCCCACGTATCCTCCTACCTGGCGCACGCCGGGGCGTGGCGGGGACAGACCGACGAACTGGAGCAGTTGGGCCGACAGTGGAGAGCCTCTGTGCGCCTGCTGCACGGTTTTTCGACACAGAGCTTGTTCTCGCAGCCGCATACGCTGTCCCGCATGATCTTTTACCTCTCCGAACTGTTTGACCGCGGCTGCTTCCCCTTTCTCCACGACGAACGCGGCTCGCGCCACGAACCGCCCGGTCGTTTGACGCGATTGTTGAAAGCCGAGTGGGAAGGCTTTGCACGATCACTCTTACGCGGTCTAAAAGTGAAGGCCATTGGTGCTCGTCGGATAGACACACATTCATCATGGAAGTGACGCAGCAGCAATCGTCGACACCGTCACGCGCGGAATCGTTTGCACACCTCATCGACCTGTTGCCCATTCGATGCTACACGTGCAACAAAGTCTTGGCGCGCTATACCGTGCCTTTCTTGCACTGGCGTCTCCATCACGCGGACGAAGAGCCGCTCCTGCCCTTTTTCGAGGAGTACAAGATTGCGCGCTACTGCTGTCGACGCGTCTTTCTCGCCGTGCCCCGCCCGGCCCTGACCGCCGACGAGTCGTGCGTGCCCAGCACTGTTACGGTTCTCTCCACGACCCAAACGGACGACCCCACCAAGGTCCTGCCGCACCGCTTCTATCTCGCGCGGTGAAGGAACGAAAGAAAAGTGACGCATCGCATGGGAGTCGCGAAAATCCATACTTGGGGTAAGAAGGAAGGATGGGAAACAGTCACGCCTCTTATCTTCCGCACATGGAGACTTCGCCGCGCACCAACGACATGCCGCTCTTTGAGGACGGTATGCGCTCCTACTCGCTCCGCTGGAACGACAGAGGACACCGGTCGATCTGGGTGCGGCACTATGCGAGTGGGCTCATTGAAAAGTCGCCGTGTCACGTCCTCGTCTTTCCCGCATCCGACGAGGTGTGGTTGGCGTCGGGTGATCGTCGTAATTTGCACTGCTTCATCTTTCGGAGGGTCGACGCATCCCAATTCCTGGTGCAGGAAAGCGGCGTGTGGAACCGCACGCTACTCTTGCGCAAGAACGAGATTCGACCACCGTGCGTGCGTCTGGTTCGCGGACGAGTGCCAGATCTTCAGCGCTTGTTCGACATTGTCTTTTCCACGCGGGCACCTGTCGTGCAGCGCGCCTGGACGACACGCGCCACTTGTCTTTCACCGATCCTCGAGGACGAAGAGGAAACGGACGAGCCGGTGCAATAAGAAAAGTGAATCATTTGTGTGCACAAACCATTCTGACATTGATGATGGGTTCGTTTCTCTCTCACACGGTGGATCCGTTGAAAGCCATGCTGCTTCCGCGCGGAAGCGGAACACCGCTCCCGGATCGGCAGTGCTTGGTGCTCTTTTCCGATCGTTCGCTCACGCGCTACGAATTGTGGTGGAACGACGAGGACACGCTATTGGTGCAACGCGATTGCCAACGCAATTTGATGATTGTGCGGGAACCCTGTCGCGTCGTGCCTGTCGGGCGACAACAAACGACGGTGCACATCCTCTCGGACAATGGCGCGCACGCGCTGCGCTTTCGCGCGCTGAGCGATACGCTGTTTTGCGTCATTTCACAAGCCACGCCACGTTCTCGCATGTGGATCCTCGGCCGCAATCCTCGAACCAACATGGAATGTCCGCCACAGCGTCAAGATATCGCCCTGTTACTCGCCGTCTTGTGCAAGGTGCAAGACGACGACGACGAAAATAAGGACAAGCAGGATTGAAATACAGACATACAAAACGAACAGGTGCAGATGGGCGCTTTCCTGGACCGTCACGTGAATCACAGCGCAGACGCAGATGCAGAAATGCACCGGTGGATCATTCGGGATCATCCGACCGAAGCGACGGTCATTGACTTTTGCTTTGATCGCACCGGGCGTCAATGGGTGACGTGTCGCAAACGCGGCAACGGCCGTGAGTATGGTTTGCAAAAGCAAAAGTTGTGTTACCTCTTTTCCTTTCCCGACGAAGGCGAGCTGTGGATCGTATGCGGGCCGTCCCACGACGCCCACGCGCTCGTCCTGCGCGTCGTGGACGCCGACACGGTCCTGCAATGGTCCTTGCCGCGCATGGGCCGCATCTCTCTTGTGCGCAAACAGGTTGGTGATACGGTGATCCCGTCGTGGGCGACACCCGATGTGCAACTGCTGGGGCATATGCTCTTTTCACGAGGCGACGACTTGCAAGAGTTCGGCACGCGCAAAGGCCTCGCGGAGGTAGAGACACATGACCGACTTGGGTAGTTTGGAAAACACGCGGACGTCGTCCGCATGTTCTCGCGCGAATCGTTTTTCCTCCTCCGTCTTGAAATCATCCGGAACAATGGCCGCGGTCGGCATGTTGGCCCATCGCGCGACGGCGTCGGACCATCGCTGCCCGTTTGCACGCAGCAGCGTTCGGAGCGCGTCGTTGTGCATCCAGAGCCGCACGGCGATGCGCTGCAGATCCTTGACTTGGAAATTTCCGCAAGCCCGTCCACTGGGCACCTCTTTGCGTGCAACGGCGCTGGGATCCGCAAACAAGTCCTTGTTCTCGATGTGTCGAATGAGAAAGGGACCGTCAAAGGGCATGGCAATGCCGTAAAAGCCCACCTCGTTCTCCGTAATCCACCGCTGCCACTCGTCTGGCGTCAATGGCGGCACACGCGTGCCACGGGCGGTCGTGCTCCGACGACGCGACGATGACGTGGCGGTGCGTGCTTCTTGCGTTCTTGGTGTCGTCGTCGTTGATGTCGTCGTTGACGACGCGGCCTCCACGCCTCGTTCGGTCCATCGCCATTCTGGTGGCGTAGCCGATTGCGTCGTGGCGCCGAGGGAGAGGTCGACGCGTGTGAGCGTTTCCATCGAGACGGCGTCGCGTGGTGAGATGGTGCACACACCGGGTCGCGCGGTCGAAACGATCGAGAGCCATCGAAAGGCGCGTGCGCGCGCCGCCGCGTTTCCGCGCGCCCACTGTGGCCAGACGACTTGGAAAAGGTCCAGCAAGACGGGCGAGGGAAGACAGGCCACACGCGCAACGAGCGCCGTTTGTGTCGCGTCCACGTCGGCATTGTCCGTTCGAAGGAGAAGCGCGCGGATGGACTCCACCAAGGCCGTCCAGTGCGGATTACCCTCGTTGAGAACGACTGCATCGGGCAGCATCGCTTGTTGCATGCCTGGCTGGCTGACGTAGGCGTCGGCGCGTGCGGGATCGTGCGGATCGACCGAAACGGGGTCATCGGTCCACGAGAGCGACGTGGACGTGTAGACGGGAAAGGCGGGAAGGCCCCAGACGCCGTGCGGTGTCGGCGTGCCGTCCATCAAGCGCGCCAGCGCGGTGCTCCATTGCGAGGGTCGCACGGTGGCACGGTCGAAGCGTTGCTCGAGCGTCGTGAATAAGGTTTGCAAAGGAACGTTGTGTTCGGTTTGCAGACCCTCTTGTCGTAGCGTCACGTACATGTCGTCGATGCGTTTGGCGTCGTAGTAGAGATCAAAGGTGTCGTAGTCCACGCGCGCCGGCTCGCGCACGACGCCGTCGCAGGTGTAGGCGCACGTCGTGTACTGGCACTCGCGCGAGCCGTCTCGTTCGACGTCGTTTCGGTTTGCGCCGTGGCGTTCGCGCCAGAAGCGGCAGTCCCACGCGGCTTCCATGAGGAGCCGCATGACGCGCTGAATGTTTTCGTCCTTGCGCTCGCTGCGCCGGTAGCGCAAAAAGTCAATGCTCGTGTCCAACGACAGAGGAAGATCCTCGACGTTTCGTTCTTGTTCTTGACGCACTTGTTCTTGATGACTCTGTGAATGTTGTTGCTGCGGCACGTTGGGCAATTGAACGGGCACGGCGCAGTGGAGCCAGATGCGCACTTGCACATCCCGAACGCCGCGTCGCAGCAACTCGGCGTGGGAGCCTTGACGAAGGCCGCGTGCCATGGCCTGCGTAATGTCGGCCATGTTCCAGGCGGGCGTGACAATGTGCACCTGTCGCACGTGCGAAAAGGAGACGCCCTCCTTGGTCTTGTTGGTGGACAGAATGACTTGGCAATACTCCCCCTCGGCGTTGCGGGCCTCGTTGACGTAGCGAACCAGTTTGGGCACTTCATTGTCCGTCAGGCCCGTTTGCGCGTTGAGCAAGAGACAGCGACGTCCGACGCGCTCGGCGTTGGCAAGTTGCGCGGCTCGCGTCAAGAGGGAAAAGCCGAAAAAGGCTTGAAGCATGGCAGCAAATGCGAGCACGCCAGAGCCCGTGACGGCGCTGCAGTAGACGTAGCACACCTCTTCTGGCCGTTCGAGGATGGCTTCGATGACGGCGGCGTAGGCGGGGGCATACTCGCGCAGTTGCACGACCTTGTCTTGGTAGGAGATGGTGCGGGAGAGGAAAAAGGCGCGCAGATCCGCCGGCCACGGCGCCGCGGCGCGGAAGCTAATCTTGTGGTCCTGCAACTGCAGAAACGCGCGAAAGAGCGCCTCGCCCCAGACACCTTCTTCCTCGTCGCCCTTGGGAAGGATCATGAGCGACGCCTGCACCGCGTCGGCGTAGAGGTCGCCACCGACGCTTTGCTGCGCCTGCTGACCGCCGCCGCCCGTGGAGCGCCGCCACGCGTCGCCATACCACGTGGATTGGAACTCGGACATGCGGTGGAGCGCAATCTTCCAGTGCTGCATCGGTGGCACCACCTCGCCTTCGTACACAATGTCGATATCCGGCAGGCGCTGCTTGTAAACGCTGACGACGCCTTGCAGTCGCCTCGCGAGGTCGTTGCGCATGTTGGCGCGCCAGACCAGGCGTGGGGTGGCCGGTTCGTCGCGATGGGCTTGGCGCTCAAAGTAGGCGTCCGTGAACGCCGCACCGGTGGGCAGTTGCAGGTCGTTGCGCAAGAGGAGGTTGAGAAGCGGTGCAATCTCGCTCACTTGGTCACGCATGGGTGTGCCCGTCATCAGCATGGTCTTGCGCACGCCTTGCGGCAGGTGCATCAGGCGGTGCAATTGGGCGTAGGTCCGCCGCTTGTTCCATCCACCGCTCGAACCACCGGTGGCCGTCGGCGTGTCGTCGGCCTGGTCGACCGTGAGGTGGTGGCATTCGTCACAGATGAGGAGGATGCGGCCGTACTCGCGCGCGAGTTGGGCGTCGCTGCGGGCGGCGAGGCGTTTGGCAAAGGTTTCGTACGTGAACGTCTCGAGGCCGAACTTGGCGTCGCGACGGCGGCTGGTGGGAGCGGGCGTGTCATGGTCGTCGTCGCCGGCGTTGCGGGGAAAGAGGCGGGCGTCAAAGAGGGTCAGAAAGTTTTGAACAATGGTCTGACTCGGTCCGAGAAAGACGATGCGAAAGGATGGATCGAGGGCGCGAATGTGCTCAATCGCCGCGAGTGCGACCAGCGTTTTGCCCGTGCCCATTTCGTGAACGACCAACAGGTGGTCGTACACCGTGTAGTTGCTCAAGAAGCGCGCAATCATGATTTGATGCGGGAGGTAGTAGGACGGCTCGTTTTCCAGGAACCGAAACTCGGCCTTGGCAAAAACGCCCGCCGCAAAATTGGGCGACGTCGTTGCGGGATACCACGGCAAGAAATGGTGCAAGAGGGAGCGATCGATGCGCGTCATGGGCCTTTTTCCTTAGTGACTGAATTCCGTAGAATGTCCGATTGCCGCCAGCAAGTTGTCGGAACACAGTGCTGCATTCGCTCGGACACAGTCTTGCCAGGTCTGCAACTGCGTCGTGGTTGGCATGGTCGGGAGCGTAGACAGGTCTTCGCACGGACCCGGTTCGCAGATTTGCGTTTCGGGCGCATCCGAGGGACACGGTGCAAAGATGCACTGCTGATTGGGAAGCGCGCGCTCTTGGCGAATCTGCTCGGCGAGACAGGACCAGCAGGCGGCGTCGATGTGCTGCACGGATGCGCCAGAGGCGTAAAAGGCTGCGCAAGGATACGTCAGCGGCGGCGGCGGTGACGAGGACGACGGTATGTCGTCCGCCTCTGTGTATAGCGGGGGCAAACTACTGGCTTGGAAACAGGGCGACAGTGCGGCATCGAGAGTCGGTATCGGCAGTGGCGGCGGCATACTCGGCGACATGCTCGGTGCCATACTCGGCACCGTGTCCATGGGCACGAGCAATTGTCCGACCAGGCCATTCCGACCGGCCCACGAGGTGATGGAGAAGAGGGGGGTGGTTTCGTCGTTCCTGTTCGTCATGTTTCCGTTTCTTGTGGCCTTTACAAAACGAACACGATGTTGGGATTTGTTGTCGCGATGGAGGCGGTCCAATTGTTCTTTTGAAATTCTTCCAACTCGTTTTCTCGCAAGTCAATCTCTATTCGTGTCGTCCGGCCAACACCGCTCATGGCATCATGAAAGAGCCGTGCGAGCGTTTGAAGGTCCTGTGGTGAAAGCGCGCCAAACGCGCAGTGCTGCCAGAGTAACGAGGTGACGGTGGGACGCGTCAAGACCGTGTGAACGAGGTCGACAAAGTATTTCGTCGCCTCACGGAACATGGTCGTCGATGTGTCGACGAGTGCTGCGATGATCGTGGCGTTGTACGAGCAGTCGACCGTCGTGATGCGCGTCTGGGTGGGCCAGGACTTGACAAGGCAATGATGCAGGAGGGCAATGTCGTTGACGGGTGTGTATGCGTCCGTTTGACGTGTTCCATCATCGGGAAACGTGACGGCCAACATGTCCAGTGCAGGCAAGGAGGACAAGGTAGTGAACGCGGGTGGTATGGAGGCGATCCGCGCGTCGTGAAAGATGTTGTAGCGACAGTTGATGATGGCCAGCGTCGTTACCTGTCGGAGTGGCATGCGAACGTTTCGCTGTCGTTCGCACAACGCATTCATCTGCTTCATGACTTGATCGACGTGGAACAAATTGTCCGCGTCGAGGATACACTCGGTGAGCGGTGGTGACAACGCCGCTGTCTTGTCGATGATCTCCGTGGCGAGCAAACCCGGATTGTCGATGACGATTTGCGCGTCCGGATTCCGTCGATCCATGTTTTGGAGTGTCAATGTACCGGTGGCGACATTGACATGAACAAAATTTTGAAAGCGTGGCGAGATGGAAATCTCTGGCGTCGACGGTGTCTGCATCGACGGTGACCATACCAGAACGACGAGCACGACGGCCAGCCCGAGGACGCTGGCGCTAACGGCGGCGATCGCAGCCGTGACTGCGCGTCGACGCGGCGTGTGGGACGAGGCAAACAGCGTAGCGACCACCGTCCACGCGCACAAGAGCGCCAGCAGCGAGAGAGCGACAATGAGGACCCATAAAGCGTCGTAGCGTAGGAACGCGAGCAGCACGAGCGCTTGCGCGCAGCAGAGCACGACGGCGCCCGCGATGCGCCATGGACGCTGGAGAAGGAATGGTGATAGTGATGGTGATGTGCGCGTCGACAGAGGAACGGCGGCGAGCATGGCCGCAAAGGAACCGGAGGCCGCGAGAAGCGTCACGAGGAGCGCGAATACGAGGCTGCTCCGTGGGCAGAGGTTGGGTGGCATGTCGATGACGACTGTTTGTCTACTGTGGGCATTCTTCGTTAGTGCGCGAGGCCTTTGGTGATGGGACTCTCCAGGATCGTCTTTTTAAAGACCTCGGCGGAGAAGCGCTCGCGGTAGTTGCGTGCCAGGAGGTGCTCACTCGCCGCCGAGATGCGCGAGGCGTCGCTCAGCAACGCCTCCACGTCCTGCAGACGGTCGTAAAAGAGCGGATAGTCGCGCCCCATGTACTCCTCCAGGCTCGGCAAACGGTTCACCACCAATGGCGTGCCGTTCAGCAAGCACTCGCACACCGTATTGTTCGACGACGCGTTAAAGAGATGGAGAAAGATGACGGCGGAGGAGAGGAGTTCGTCGTATTCCTCGGGTCGGAGAAAGGACCACGACTCGACGGATGCCTCTTGCTCTGGCGTGAGCGGTCCAAAGTGGTCTACCTCGTCTTGGAGGAATTCGTTGCGTCGCGGGTGCTCAAAGTGGAGAGTGATTTTGCGAAAGTCTTTTGGCACGCGAATGCGGTAGATGGAGGTCAGTCGGCGGTATTGGAAGCCAATGTGCACGAGACGGGGTTTGGCGATGAAGTTGGAGAAGGAAAAGGGGCGAAAGGTCTTGGGATGCGCGTTGGGGAGGTAAAGGACGTCGATGGGAATGTTGAAGTTACACTCGGCACCGGCCTCTAATTCGCGGATCGTTTCCCGAACCTCTTCCGCGTGGGCCTCACTGAGCGCAAAGATGCCGCGACAATTCTGAAACGCGCGCACAATGCCCATGCTGGGATTCGTGAGGCAGTGCAGACTCGCGGCCTGACGCCACGCATTGGCCGTCGTAGGCAGTCGGTTCATGTGGAACATGCCCACCCACGGTCGGCCGTACAATGTCTTGTTTTTGTGGAGAATGTCCGTGTCGGCATAGCCGAAGAAGGACACGCTGTCGTCATTGTCCTCCGCGTTCATCCACGCGGACAAGGCGTCGGTAATGGCGTTGAAACCGCTACGGTGGTGCTGGACGCCGTGGTCAAAGATGAACCGATACGGCATCCGAGCGCGTCGCGTCCATGCATCGCACTGCTTCGGAAAGAAGCGCGATAGTTGGTGACCAAAGATAGGGCGATAGCTGGACGGTAGGAGTGCCAGCGTGTCCTTCTCGGGCCACACGGATTCCAGCGCGAACGAAAAGGCCTCGACCCGTGTGGGCATACGCAGCGACGGCGCGCGTTTGGCACTCGTGTACAAGTCCGTCATTTGCTCCAACGCCCACGAGAAAAAGACGTCCTCCACAATTTTCCACTGTGGACTGCCATACTTGGCACACGTTTCTTGCACTTGCACGCCCATTTGCGCGAGCGCCTTGCGGTAGGCGAGCGTTTCCAAATATTGTCGAAGGACATAGATGCACGAGCGCAGGTGCCGCCAGGAAACGCCACCGTTGCCAATGTTGCATCGGTTGACACGGTAGCGATCCCACTCCGGCTTGTCGCTCCAGCGCGGCCAGGGCGCACCGACGTAGCGCATCTCGAGAAAGGGTTCGGGGGAAAAGGCGCGGAACATGTCCACGTCCGATTGCAGCGTCAGGCAAAAGGAATGCCCGCGCCGCAGAAAGAATTGCCAGAAGCACGTGCTGAGCAGGACGTGGTTGTAGTCCTGCACGCATGACATGCGCAGTGGCGGATCGACCTGCGACTCTTGCGAGATGGTGTGGAGGTTGACAAAGTGCACGTGAGAACGTGTCAGGTGAAACTCGTCGTAGACACTTTTGGCCTCCGCTTCTTGCTCCGGCGTAGCAACGACGAAGTAAAGGTGACACGATGAAGGAAGGAACGGGAAAAACGAGTCGCGCGTATGCGTAATGAGCGACCGGTCGATCCCACGACCGTCAATCAGCAGTGCGGCGACACCTTGTCTCGTATCGCTGGACATGTCTTTGCTGTAAGGCCTCATAAAGAATCGTCTGTCATTGCATTGCATGAAACGTATGTGTACGCGACATGAAAAGTGATGCGTGGACCTGCACTAGATGACTTTGCTGAACGATTCGTCATTGGGCATACTGACGTGCTGCGTTTGGACGACAGGTCTATCAATCATGGCACGTCAGGAGACGAACGACATGATTCGGACATGCGCTTCTTCGCCGCAAGGCATCGCACATTCTGTTCATTCTGTTCATTCTGATCAGAAGGAATGTGCGATGATGCTCCGACTGCCCACAGAAGTCATTGGCGACGTCGTTGCCTTTGCGTTTCGCGTAGCGCCGTCTTGGGTCATGCACGTGTGGGATGTCATCGATCGTCGCCCGGAGGTTTTGCTGCACTTGATCTTGTCCATGGCGCAGCAACGGGCGCGATTGTTGCTCGAACTGGAGCGCGAACTCGCCTTTTGCGTGCGCCGATGGATCACGGATCGCAAACGGCCCACCGTCACGGACGTCTTTTACCTACCGTGTCCTTCTACGTCGGCTCTCGCGACAAGATCGCGTCGACTGCGAGACAAGATTGTGCAGCGGCGGCACACCCGCTTCCTCCCCTCTTTCGGCGGTACGGGTGTGCGCGTGCAACGCACCGTCGTCACCATGGCCGTCGTGCGATCCGTGCGCTACGTGTTTGTGGAGGACCGGATGCTCACGCGACGCGACGTTTCTGTGACGATAGCGTCAGTAGCGTAATGTTGATGCCCACACCGATAGCGCAATACAGGGCCGTCAAGAAGTGGTGATGCACTTCCAAAACCTTCAGGCCCGCAGTGGCAAACGCCACGAGCAAGAGGATCGAGGAAATGAGGAACAGCGTTTGATTCTCGAGCAGCACAGACTTGTTCGCGGGCACCGCCTTGCCGTACTTGACAAAGAGGAAGATGAACTGTGTCGCTGCGACGACGGTGGCCGCGACGGAAATGCCCAGGACCTGGTGATCGGTTTGGGTGGACAGTTTCGCGCCGCGCTGACATGCGGTGGACAAGAAGGCGGACAAGATGAGGTTGACCAATAACGCAAGGAACGTCAGGTTGTTCCCGGTCGATATGGACATCGAATGTTTGCTCATGTTCTCTTTTCATTTCGCGTCCGACAAGTTTTTCGCGCCGCCGCGAAACGCCTCGGTCGTCAGTTGCCGCGTAAAGAAGCGCGTGTCACTTTGTGTCAGCGGCACGTGGTTCGACACGACCAGCGCGCGTCCGTCGGCGAGTTGACGCAGCAGCGGCATGACGAAGCGGCTGCGCGTTTCCGGATCCACGCTGGCAAACGGCTCGTCGACGAGCACCAACTGCGTCTGGTCTGTCACGCGCCACAGCGTGCGCAAGAGGAGAATGACCTTGCGCATGCCGTGCGACAAGCGCGTTCCCAGCGTTCCCGCGCTCTGCTCCAACATGTCCTCCGGGAGCAGTGCAGTCAGGCCATACTGCCGCAGCGTCGCTCGGACGGCGAGGCGGTCCGCCTCGGTCGGGGCGCGCCACAAGATGTTGAAGTAGACGCTCGCGTCGTAGAGCATCGTCGACTGCGGCAGGTAGAGCACGCGCGACCGCAGGTCCGTCACCGAAACCGCGTCGAGTGCGACGCCGTTGACGCGGACGCTGCCGCTCTCTGGCCGGAGTTGCCGCGTGAGGAGGGCAAAGAGCGTGGACTTGCCGGACCCGCTCGGACCCGAGAGCAAGATGCGGTCGTTGGGGTGAATGATCAGCGAAAAGTTGTCCAACAAAATTTTGGCAGGCGACGAAAGCGAAACGCGATTTAAAGAGATGGGAAAGATGGACGGTGGCATAACGGCGGATGGAGCAGCCGGTGGGCAAGAGGACGCAAGCGCGCCGTAGTAGAGGTCGACCGTGGCTGTGGTGTTGAGGATGCCGACGGTCTTGGTGCACAGGCTGAGCAGGTTGTTCTGTGCCCACGAGAGCGTGAGAAAGACGACGGGCCAGGACTGTCGTTGCGCGGGGTTGTGGTGGAAGTGCAGCAAAAAGGCGCCAATCATGGCAAAGTAAATGACCGTGACGGCCATTTGGATTTGCGTGGTGAAGGACACGACGCGTCGCTGGGCGTCGGTCCACACGCGCGACAGGTCGGCTTCCTTTTCGTCCACGTGCACGACGCGTGCGTCCTCTTGCGCGTGGGCAAACATGTGCTCCGCGTTGTCCACCTCTTCGGTGACGACTTGGTTGGCGTCGACGCCGCGTTGGGCGCGCGTGCGCATGGCGGCCTCGGCGCGGCGTCGTGCCGGGCTGTGCCGCAGAAAAAGCGCGAGGAGGAGCAGCAGAACGATGTAGACGGCGCTGCAGGCGACGCTAATGGTCGCAAAGTAGATGGTGAGGAAGAGCACGGTGAGCAAGGCGGGCAGCAGCGCGAGCGAGTTTTCAAACAGGTAGCGGATTTCGCGGGGGACGACGAGGAAGCGACTGAGAAAGACGCCGGTGGGCACGGCGCCGCGGTGGTCTTGACGGAAAGACTCTGTAAACTCGACAAAGAGGCGTCGACGCATCCAGATGGTGTGCTGCACGGGCAACAAGGCCTCCATGCGGCCCTTGACGCTGTTCAACAGAACGGTCAAGAGCGAGAGGGCGCCGAGGCCGAGCCAGGAGGGATCGGTGAGCGCCGGCGCCTCGCGGAAACGCATGAGGTGCGCGAGCAGACGCGGCAAGACGAGCGTCTGGCAAAGCTGCGCCAGGACCATGACGACGCCGTAAAACACGTATACGCGCCAGTTGCCGTGCACGTGTGGGAGGATAAAGGCGCGGTAAAGGTCGTGCAAACGCATGGAACGAGCGCTCATGATCCACAGAAGCCCTTTGTTGTATCTCGCGAAGAAGACACAAAGTCGAGAACACGACCGGCATTGCCAAATTTATGCTGGAGCCTCGTCGTCGTTACACCCAGGCTCAGATCCGCGGCATGTGGTCCTCGTTTGAAACGCGCATTTCCACAACCTCGCTCTTTCGAGCCAAGATTGGCAAGTCGACGGGGTATGGCCAACTGTTGGTGCGTCATACCGACGGCACGGTTAGTCTTCATCCGGATCTGATCGAAGCGTTTGAGCGATACTTTTGAATAGAAAGACCAAGACGTTGACCGACATGGTGTTTGCGATGAGTTGTTGGGATCTTGACTTGCTGTTGGGATCGACAAACCCGGCGGGAAAACCCTGCAGCCATCGCATTTCGGTTGGCGTCATGTACCGTTTCATCGGCACGCAGTAGTAATTGTGCGCACATGTCAGTAAGCAAGGACATAGCACGTCGGCATTCACATGCGCATTGTGCTTGTCGCTCAAGTTCACAAACACGACGGAACGTTGCGTGGCATGGAAAACTGCAGTGCCTTGCACGAAGTGGGGGAGTGTTTTCACGTTTCCCTCATCTCTCCAATCCACAAAGTGTTCCAAGGGCGCGCACGTGACGGGACGAGGCCACTGCAATGGTCGACGACACATGTCCTTGCGTATGCCGACGATAAAGATGCGCTTTCGAGATTGCGGGATACCGTAATCGCATGTATTCAAGATCTTCCAATCGGTGCGGTAGGTTTGCATGCTTTCCAATGCGTTCATAATATTCCGAAACGTGTTTCCACGATCGATCGACAACAGTCCGCGAACGTTTTCCAAGACAAAAACCATGGGCTTTTTGTTTCGAATCACGCGCAAACATTCCCAGAACAGCGTGCCACGAGGATCCTCGACGCCCTTTCGTTTGCCGATCATCGAAAAGGGTTGACAAGGAAAGCCACACACGTATAAATCAATGTCCGGAATGTCCTGGATGCGCCGCTTGGTCATGTCTCCGAAGAGCACCTTCGGTGCGAAATTCGCTCGGATCGTGGCGACGCAGTGCTGATCGATTTCTGAAGAAAACTCGTGCGAGAATGGAATCTTCAGTTGCTGTAACGCAACGATTGGCGCATCCATGCCCGAACAATCGGTGCCCACACGAAGGGAGCGTTCGGACGTAAACGCACCCCAATCGTTTTGAGCGAGATCCTGGTACATTTTTTTGATAATGCGAGGCGCTGTAGCATCTTTCTGGATAGGGACGACTCTGTCACGCGTGTTCTTCTGTCGCATCTCTTGCGATCCTCTTTTGCTTTGCTGTCGAAAAGTCGTCGCTGTCTTTCCTGGATAGACGAGAACGCACCTCTCCTCTCTCGTTCCTGTGGGCCTCAAAAATGAGCACGCGTCTGCTCCGCGAAATGACGGCAAGGAGAGACGACGTGACAAGATGACATGCCCACACGGAAAGAAGCGGAAGCAGGAATGCCGCGAATGCGGTGGATCCGCTTTTTGCAAACACGACAAGCGGAAGCGGCATTGCCGCGACTGCGGTGGATCCGCTATCTGCCAGCACGGCAAGCAAAAGCATCATTGCCGCGACTGCGGTGGATCCGCTATCTGCCAGCACGGTAAGCAGAAGCAGGAATGCCGTGAATGCGGTGGATCAGCCTTTTGCGAGCACGACAAGTGGAAGCGGCTATGCCGCGACTGCAATGGATCAGCCTTTTGCAAGCATGACAAGTTGAAGAAACTGTGTAAGACCTGCGGCGGGTCACGGTTGTGCAAGTCGAGTTGGTGCGAGACCATTGTGAATTCGCAGCGTTACGACGGCTACTGCATGCGCTGCTTCATCCACGACCCGGCCAATGCGGACAAGCCTGTCTTTCGCAACTACAAGACGAAGGAGATTGACGTTGTGCAGCGCGTCAAGAGCGTCTTTCCAGACGTGTCGTGGATCCACGACAAGAAAGTGGAGAACGGATGCTCCAAACGACGACCCGACTTGTTTCTCGACATGGGCTCGCATGTCATTGTCGTCGAGATTGACGAATACCAGCACCGCGACTACGATCCTTCTTGCGTCAACAAACGCTTGATGGAACTGTCCAAAGACGTGGGACATCGTCCTCTGGTCGTCATTCGCTTCAATCCGGATGACTACACGAACGAGGACGGCACGCGCGTTCCTTCTTGCTGGGGCGCTACAGCGATAGGACACGTGCGTGTGCGTCCTTGCAAGAAAGAGGAGTGGACGCGGCGCGTGGACGCGTTGAATGACGAGATTCGGTTTTGGACGACGCACGAGGTTGGCAAGACGGTCGAAGTGGTGCAACTCTTTTACGACAAGATGATCAGATGATATCGACCATATAAACGATCTAGGCACGACAAGGAAAGAAACATGCCCACCATGCATCGTTCGATCGCAGGCGCCGTGTCGCACTCGGCCTTGGTCGTCAAGTATTTCTTGCACGTCGTTCTCTTTCGCATCCTGCACTGGGCGGCCGCGACGTCCAAACCGACGACGGCGGCCGTTTCCTCGTGGTGGATGTTGCCGGCGCCATCCGTGACGATGAAGCAGACGGCGGGGGACGGCTCGACCGTGCAAGACGTCGCCTACGTCCTCTGGCCCCACGAGTCCGTCTACCGTTTGCGTCTGCCTTGCCTGCGCGGCCCGCGGACCGTCGACGTGCTCGCCGTTTCCGAATCGCGCGCGGACGGCACGTGTTGGGACGTGACGACCTATGTCTTGTCGTATCTCGGACCGAATCTCGACTGGCACCGGCAGCGCTACACGCCGGCGCTGCTCGGCTTGGAGGAACTGACCTTTTACTTCATCGACGACACGTTAGGGTATGAGGAGCAGGTCCACGTCGTCGGCAAGAATCAACTGCTCGAGGCGCCCACGGAGTGGGTGGTGTGGGAAAGCGAGTATGATCCCGTTTCGATAGACGATGAATAATGAATCGTTCGTCAATCAGTGATTCACCACAATGCATGGCGAGGCATTTTCCTGGCCAGAGAAAAGGAACGACGACGGATGCGTGTTTGGTGTCTCCTCTTGCTCGTTGCGTTGCTCACTCTTGTCGTTCGACCGCATCGTCTGACGGCGACAGAGGCCTTTGAAGCGGTGCCTTCGCCGGAAGAACGTCTGCAGCAGACGTGTGGGATCGCTTACCGATCGTTCGTTTACTACCTCGACATGGCGATGCACGAGCGTCTGCATCGCGCCTCGGACGTCTTGTCGCAACAACTCTTTCTCGACCGATTCCTGCAGAAGCCGCCTGACAGCAAGGATGCGTGGCACGGTCGTTTGACACAGGTGATGGACGACTTTGCTTCGTCGGTGGAGCAGGCGCGCACGCATTGCCGTAAGCGTCGTGTCGTCTTTTGCGGACTCATGCGTCAAGCGGCGCATCTCGTCGGCGCCGTTCGGACGCGCGTCGAAACGCTGGGTGCACTGTTTGCCGACTACCACGTCGTCATTGTGGAAAACAACTCGACCGACGGCACGCGGGCCCAACTGCTCGCGTGGGCGGCCGAGGACACGGAGCACGTCACCATCTTGTGCGACAGCGAGTTCATGACCAACCAGAGCGAATGCCAGTTGGAAGGTGTGCTTGCGCGAACGGACGATCCGACACACAAGAGCAACGAAGTGACGCGTATCCGCAAGATGAGCACTTTACGGAACTTGTATGTGCGCTACATCAGCCGCCACTTTGCCAAGTGGGACCACGTCATTGTGCTCGACCTGGACTTGCAAGGCACACTGTTTGAGGACGGTCTCCTCCACGCCGTCCACACGTTGGACGAGGACGAGTCGGTGGACGTCGTTGCCGCCAACGGGCAGTTGTGGAATCCGTTGCTGGGTCGATATGGCTACTACGACTCGTTCGCCTTTGTCGGTCACGACCAAGTTCGCACCTACTGGACGGACGGCGGCGAGAAGCAGTTGCACGATTGGTATGTCCACGACCGCATCACGGCGCGTTTGCAGCGGCAGCACGAGCCCATGTCTGTGCGCTCGGCGTTTGGCGGCTGTGCGCTCTACCGCATGCGTCCGTTTGTCCACGCGGCGTACGGACACGCGCGGGACAAGCAACTGTGCTGCGAGCACTCGTTTTTTCACCAGCAGATGAAGGTGGTGATTGATCCCCACTTTGTCTTTTTGATCGACGTCAATCAGTGAAAAAAAGGTCGTTCGCGAGAAAAGCGCTTCGACCCTATGTCGTCCTCGCCGCCTCGCTTCCTCTCGCGCGTCACGACGACCGTCGACGATGCCCTGCGCAACGACCGCGTCATTCACCACTTGCTGCAAGAAGAGACCGACTGTTTTCTCTTCATTTTGGGTGCGGTGCTCGTCGTGCAGAGCGCCATCATTGTGTGCAACTACCTGGCTTTTCGGCTGCGTCTGCGACGCTCCGTTCCCGTCGCCCCCTGGGTCATTTGGGTAACGCACATCATCACCGTTTCGCTCGTCTTGCTTCCCCTGGGCCTCTGGTGGTTCGCGTCGATTCTTCCACCGCCGTGCGATCCGAGACGCGCGCTGTTCATGAAGCGATTGGACCACTTCGTGCAGGGCTACTTTGTTTTTCTCTTTGTCGGCAACACGCTCGCCGCCATCTTTGGCCCCAACGGCGACTTGCACCGCGGCGTCTGGCGCTGGCCCTCCATCAGCTTCGTCCTCACCCGCGTCTTTGTCGTCCTCTTTAACGTGACGAGTTGGATCGGCTGGTGGATCGTCAAGGAAATGGTGCGCAACGAGACCGCCAAGGCGTCGTGTCCGGTCAACGATGAGTGACGTTTTCCTGTCCTTGCGCTGCTGCCACGCACTCGGAAATGTCCGACATGCCGCCCAACTTGATGAGATGCGGTGGTCGTCGTTGGAGTTGCGAGACGGTCATCTGGGCGAGCGTGTAGCGGAAGAGTGGGACAGCGAGGCAGATGGGAAAGGTGGGATGTCGAAAGGCGTGTCGGACACGGTCGAGGACGTCCTGTTGCGCACGCGACAGCCAAATGACCTTGCGACTGGCTCGCGGAAACTGCGTCGCTGCCTGTTCGCTAAAGGGGCAGCCGCGGAGGGCGAGCACGACAAAGGCGTATCCGCCCAATCCGCGCATCATGTTGTGCACAATGGCTTTGCGCGAAACCATGATTGGTGGATGATGACCTCTTGTTTTCCTTTCCACGAGGAAAGGAAAATGGAATCGCTAGACGCACAATTGCTCGTGAAGAAGGCTCGGTTTCAAGCCGACATGCAGTTTGTGCTATGATAATGCTCCTTTTTTTCTTCTTTTACTCATTGGCAAACGATATTGACTGATCAATTGAAAAACAACAGATCAGTCATACATAGTCATATAGAAAACGATCCTATCCATCATATCCATCATATTTATCATATGTCCACTACATCGTCATCAGGCGGTGCGGGCGCGCAAAGTCGACCCGCGAAACGAGCGAAAACCACACGACAGGTCGCCAAGCCATCATGCGACGGTTCCTTGGGAGACTGTCTCGTGCTGCTCTATTTCTACCTCCGACGAGGAACAGAATTGACGGCTGCAGAAGAGCAAGACTTGGTGGACAAGTGCGGTCAGCATTACTCTTGGTTAATCGCCCATCGATTGTATGAATTATCCGACGACCCTGATCCCCTCTTGTCTGTAAACGACACACGACTGTTTCGCGCGCTGGCTCGCGGTCGAACGAACCAACACTTTATGAACAACTACCTCGAGGGACACAAATCCAGATGGAAAGAATGGGTCGAGTTGTTGAACCAGAGACCAGTGCCGCAGATGCCTCCCGTCCGCGCCGCGCCACCTAGGCAGCAACAGCAACAGCAGCAACAACAACAGCAGCAACAACAGCAGCAACAGCAGCAGCAACAGCAACAGCAACCACCACCGCTCGTTCGCGTCGTCACACCGTGATACGACTCATTCATCGATCCGCAAAGGTGAGATGGAGTGAAAAAACCTCATGATTCACCGGATCGCGACCGACGCTCCGTAGAGTTGCATCGGTCGTCAGTGGCGTGCTTTCTGCGTTTGTGATGCCAATGACCGTGTCCAGGTCGATGTGCGCCAGCCGAAGGACATGGGCAACGGTGGCCTCGTCGGAAGCCGTGTGGACAGTGCCGAGCAAGAAACCACCGTGCTGAGTGCTGGGCCAAAGCTCCACTTTGCAGGCACCTGACATGCTGCAAGAGAGCGGTGTGACGATATTTGACGATATAGTCTCTGCGTCGTGGAGTAGCAGCGGCACCAATCACTTTTGAATGACTGTTGGAATGCATCAAGACGTTTGTATACCGTTGAACTGTTGTTGCGCAAGAAGGGAGGAAGCCATGATGTTGGCGGAATTCAACAAGTCTCGATTCAACATGGGATTGTCCGAAAGGCGGTAATATAATTTCATGAAAGCGTCGACATGTTTTGTCTTCCAAAAGTGGCCCAATTGCAGGATCCATTCAATTTGATCATCAATGGGCACTTGTTGGTCTCGGTGCTGCTGTTGCCGCAGCGTTTGTGGTAAAGGTGTCGGCGACGTTCGTTGTTTCACTTGAAAGTCTTTGGCCTCTCCTCGCCGAATCTTGGAGTCTAAATGGTAACGAATCAAATCTTCCTTCTTGATTTTCGACAGCGTCGATTTGCCACTGAAGTAGGTCCTCAGAATATGAATGATATCGGACTTGGTATACTTCTTGACGTTATCAGGATTGTCGAGTTCATACGTGACGACTTTGTGCGGAAGTTGGAATTCGTATCGCTTCATCTCGTTTTCTGAACGATGCAAAAATGTTTGACAAACGGCGCGGTGCATGATGCGTTCCATCTTCAGTCGAGCGATCAGTCGAGCGACGTCACGACGTGCACGCGGCCCGGTCGGAGGTAGGACGCGTCCAGGCGGTCGATCGTGGCTCTCGAACGATTCGACGTCATGATCACCACCAAGTAGGGGTACATGCCCCAGTCCACCTCGTCCAGCATGCGATTCCACCCCATCTTGTTGGTGACCAGAATAGGGATCTTGGCGTGCTGCGGAATGCCCTCGTGCAGTTGGAAGATCGTATCGTCGACCTCGTCAAACACGACCACCAACGGATTCTCCGCCGTCGGCTCCACCTCGTGATAGAGGTCCGACAACTGGTCCCCCGGCTGCCAAGGCTTTAACGTGCTGCAGTACGTGGCGTGGAGTTCGCGCGCGAGCAGGAGGGCGAGCATGGACTTGCCGGTGCCGGGGGGGCCGTGGAGAAAGACGACGGCGCGCTTTTCCCGCGTCAGGACGTCGGCGATGGTTTCCATGACGCGCTTTTGCGCGGGGCGCGGTGTGGGAAGGAGGACAGTGGAGAGTGGACGTTTGTAAAAGTACATGTTGTGGAACGCACCCGTGCGTTCAAACACATCGATGCTGTTGTCTTCTGAGGGTGATGACGATGACGGCGAATCCTTGGAGACGTGTTTGCACATGTCCTGTTGGATCAAACGGCGGAACGACGACTCGGTGCCCACGAACCAGACGGACAGGTCTTGCCCGTAGGAGTGTCGCTCGACGTGCACCGACAAGAGGTACCACCGGCCGACGGAATAGCCGTAGCCCTTGCCGTCCTCTGTGTAGTGGGAGCACCACGCACTGACGCGTCGCTGGATGCGTTTGCAATCCTCCGGGTTGTGCACCGTGTAGAGTCGAACGCCGACCGTGGGCGTGAGGAGGAGAAAGAGAATCGTCCACGGAATGGTTTGAATGATTTGTGAAACGCCCATCATGGCGAGCATCGGCGCCATGGAGAGGATCGAAAGGGGCATCGGTAACCATGAGAATGATGATGAAACTATCATCAGCACGCTTGTTTTGGACGCTGTTTTGTCAGCGAGACAGGCCCTTCATTTTTCCACGCAGTTTCGAAATTCGTGGAGACTTTCGAAATCAGAAAAAAAAAAAACAGGATATGTCTGTCTCAACGTCGACCGCCGCAACTGCCGCAACCGGCACGCGTGGGTGCAAAGGAGCGTGTGCGTGAGTAGGTCGTTGGCCGACGAATCGCGCCCATGGACGAGATGGGTGGCGTCGCCGAATTCATGACGACGGACAGTGGCGTGGCGGGTGTGAGCGGCGCTGCGGGTGTCGCATCCGCTTGCACGACCGTGGCAGTCGCGTTGGGCACGGCGGCGGTCGTCGTTTCCACGAGAACGCGCTGCCGGACGCGTGCGACCCATTGGTCAAACGGCACGGTCGTGCCGTCAATGTCGTTGCGGAGGTCGCACAGGAATCGACCAAATGCCTCTGGCGATGTAAAGCCCGTCTTGAGCGTATCGTGTTCTGCTAGGTAGCGCTGGAGGTGTGCGCGACAGGCGGCGCAGGGCAGCGTGTCGGGGAGTGCGGAAATGAGGTTCACCATGGCGGACATGGCCGCGAGGAGGGTGGACTCGTCTGCCGTGTTGTCGGCGGTCGGAAAGGTGAGGTACATGCTCTCGAGCACGTCCCAGAGACCCGAAGACCAGAAGCGCGGCGCAAGCGTGCGTGCAGCAAGATCGGTGTGTGCCATCGGTCGACAAGCCTTTCTCTGTTTATTGCATATATTTTCTCGCGTTCGTTCACCGATGCGCAAAATTGACGCGCACGCGTCTTTTGCTCGCCAGCATTCATGACGCTTTCGCGATTCGCATATATCCAATCATACGCAGTCCTATCCAATGACCTCTTCTTGCGCTGAACAGATGATGATGGACGACACGACGGCCGCCACTACGAGCTTTGCCTGGCCCGCCATGGAGCGCGCCATGAAGCGCGTGGTGAAGAACCACGTCGACGCCAATGTCAAGTCCTTTCTGCGCGTGGTCGCCGAGGAGTATCAGCTGGAGGAGGAACCGCTGGCGCGTTCGTGGGAGGCGTTTGCGACGTCCGCCGCGGCCGGAGCGCGCACTTCGCAACGTGTCGTCGTCACGGCCGCCACGACCGGCGTCAAGAAGAAGCGCGGCATGACGGCCTACAATCTCTTTTGCAAGATGGAGCGTCAAGCGGTCTTGGAAAAGTATCCAGGAACGACGAGCAAGGAGGTCATGAAGCGTCTCGGCGACGAGTGGAAGATGCTCACAGACGCGGACAAGGAGGCGTGGAAGCAGCGTCGCTTGGCACTGGACGCGGAGGAGGGGTCGTCGACGCAATCGGTTTCCCACGTGGCCAACGCGTCGGCGTCCGAAACGGCACCGCCACCGCCAACGCCGACGTCGCCCAAGTCGCCGCCACGCCCGAGCGTTCTCTTTACCGACACGGCGGCAACGACAGAAGAAGAGGAGGATGACTACTTGCAATCGTTCCAAACAAAACTGCAGCGAAAGACAGAGGAGCAGTTGCGCAAGTTGTGCCGCCGTTACGACTTGCCGTCGGGGTCGAAAGAGGCGATGATTCGTGTCATGATGGCTCGTGTGAGCGGGCGCTCGCCGTAATGACAAATCATCATCGTATCGTAGTATCGCATAGCATCATAGCATCGTAGTAGTAGCGTCGAGTAGCATGGCATCGCACGTCTTGATCAGGAAGAAAAGGAAAGAAACAAGATAGAGAAAACATGTCGTCGCCGTCGTTTCATTTCCTCCAACTCGTCGTCATTGGCATTGTCCTCTTGTCCGTGGTCACCACGGCGGGTGCACTATCGCGTGACCATGTCGTCATGCAGTTGAGCGCGTTTCAATCGTCGTTTTTGGGCATCCTGTTGCTGCTCCTTCCGATTCGGTCCTTATGGACTGATGCTGACCGAGTCCGTGGGTAGACGCGTGTGCGAACGTGCGGGGTCACACGGAAAGATGGTGCTGCACGCGGGTTGGAAGCAAAAGAGGTTGGCGGCGTCCGGTGGCGGCTGCTCCTGAACAAAGGGGCCGGGCTTTCGAATGTCTGCGTTGTAGCCCGCCTCGCGCTCCCACACGATGGGGTAGGGCGCCAATGCGCGGCCGCGGTAGAAGCGCGGGTAGGGCAGTTCGTTGACGTCCGTGACAAAGGGTTGAATGGTGCTGGCGGTGGGGAAAAAGACGACACCGGCCTGCCGCTTGCGTCGCATGTCGTTGGCCGCGGCTTGTCGGGCCACCGCGGAGGGGTTCATTTGTTTCGTCGCGGGTGGTTTGAAAAAGTGAAAGAAAGGAAATATAAACGGCGCGAGCGCAACATTCCTTGTGCCACGCATCTACGCATCTGCATTTCTTCTCCAAATGCAACATCAGCAAACGCATCCTCCAGCGGTCGAGGAAGGAACGACAACGGCTGGAAAGGCGAAGCGACACGTCCTTGTGTTGCGCAAAATGGATCCCTCTGCACTCGACATCAAGTATGGCTTTCAGATTGCATTCAACCTCGCGAGACCCCAGGTTCCTCCAGCGTCCACCACGATCGGCACGCTCAAGGGCGCCAAACACGCATCCGCCCAGCGGACGGAAACCTCTCGATCGATCAGCAATGCAGACTTTTCCGCGGCGACAGCCGAGGACGCCGTTCTCTCCTTCAGTTACCTCGACGAATCCAAGCGCAATCATCACTGCGTGGTGACGATGGCGCATCTGCAGCGCGGTGCCGCCGGTGGCACGGAGCACGCGACCGATACGGTGCACCACTGCTTCTGGTGTCGTCACCCCTTTCAGAACACGCCGATCGGCTGTCCGATCCGCTACCACGCGCACCGGCTCGTCAAGACGTATTATTCGGAGATTTCGCGCGACACGTACTCGTTGCGTGAAAATGTGTCGGACGGTCAACTGCAGCGCAACCGACCGGCGTTGGAGACGGCCAATTTGCAAGTGATTCCAAAGGACTATTATTCGTACGACGGCATCTTTTGCTCCTTCCACTGTGCTTACGCCTTTATCAAGGATCAGAAGGCCAACCCGCTCTACATGGACAGCGAGCAACTCCTCTTGCAACTCTACGAGGACAGCGTCATGCCGCTGCACGGTGTGCGCCCGCCGCTCGATCCGGCGCCCTCTTGGCGCTTGCTCAAGGCGTACGGGGGGCACATGACGATTGATGAGTTCCGCAAGAACCTGTTCAAGGTGGAGTACAAGGCCGTGGACAATATCCTGGAGCCGCCCGGCTCGAAAGTGCGACCCGTGAGTTTCATCTTTGAGAAGCAAGTTCACATTTGATTCGCGTTGAAAATGTTACCATTCAGGAAAAGAATCGACACGCAGATGGATCCGCAAACGCGCAACACTGTTATCGTCGTTGGCGCAATCATTGTCTTTCTCGGTCTGTGCGCCTTGTTGGGTTTCGTCATTTACAAGATGGTGCAACTCCATCACCACACGTCCCCGTCGCCAACTACAACCACGTCGACCGGCGGCGGCACAGAGGTGTCGCCGTTGAACGTCACCACGACGGCAGCGTCATCGTCGTATTCGACGCCATATTCGTCACCATGCCCGTCACCATCTGCGGTGGCATATTCGTCACCATGTCCCTCTCCTTGCGCCGTAAGTGCTCCACCTGCCGTGTGTACGACCCTGTCATCTTTGCCACAGACGATTGTGCGCCTCATGTGTGTCAGTAACACGAGCCTCGGGTGGTACATGAGCAACGGTTCTTCCTCCGTGCCGAATATCAGTAGCAGTGCATCCAGCGCGTCAAACAGTCCGTGGAGCAGTTTTTCCCTCTACCAAATCGGTCCATGTAGCACATCCATTTCCACGGCTTTTGTCGCTTCCTACCCCGTGCTCATTGCCTCCTACTTGGCCTTGACCAATACGAACGCACCACCAGCCTTCCTCGGTTTGGCCAATACGGCTGCATCGACCACACCGTCACCACCCTCGCTCGCCATGACGACGTGTTCGTCGGCGTCGGTATGGTACGTCAACTTTGTCAACGCACAGCAAGTCGAGATCACGACCTTTTGGAATGGTCAATGGTGGTTTGTGCTGCCGCAGTCCGCAACCGTGAGCAGCGGTCAGTCGCTCGTCTTGACCTCCTCACCGCCATCGTCCTTGACCGCCTCGTCGCCGTCGGGTGCATACTACATCGACTCGACCATGCAGACGTCACAAACACCTCAGGTGTATAATGCGGGTTCGCAAACGACGGGCGGATGGGGCGTTACCTTTGAGGCACCTGCTTCCAGTTACGCGCCCGGTAACCAGGCCTTGTTCTACTCGTGACAGTCATCTAGATCGGTCAGTTGAAAAATCCTTGTGCGACATTAAAGCAATCTCGAAATATGGGAGCCGTCATCATTCTGGCACTGCTCATGGCGGGTGCCGTGACTGCACTCATTATATGGCTGACGAGGCGTTCGTCAAACGGGTCTCCCTGTCCGTCCCCGTTCCTTTCCGCCATCGAAACGCCGCCACCTGACGTTCCATCATCTGCCTCGCCATGCCCAACGCCGTCGCTGACGCCTTCCGTTGCATCGTCGCCATGTCCAACGCCGTCGCTGACGCCTTCCGTTGCATTGTTGCCGTGTCCGACGCCATCGCTGACGCCTTCCGTGTCATCGTCTCCAGCGCCTCTTATCGCGTCGCCGTGTCCGACTCCTGTAACGACGTCGGTTGCGCCTCTTCCCACTGGTTATGTCATGGAGAGTCCGATTCCCAATCCTTTCTACGCGCAACCGAATACGGTATTGGCCAAGTCGTCTCTGGAAAAGTGCATCCAGAGTAGTGAGTGTAGCACTCCGTCGCTGTGCTCCGCTGTCCTCTTTGATCCTTCTCAAAATGCGTGCTGGCTCCAACCAAACAACACCAACAATCTTTCACCCATTTCTCCATCAGGCACTGCAACTGGGTCGCAATCGACTTATAGCACAAGGTCGCAGTACGCTGTTCTGACCGATCTCAGCGTTTCCAATCCTGGCTACACCGCCACGTCTTACCCGCCCGGTCAGCAATATCTCTACTGCAAGGCGTATTATCAGGACTCGCCCGGTCAGTGCGCCACTCTGTGCACGACAGGCAGCAAGTCCTGTGGCACCTGCGCGGGCTTTGCGTATGACCCGACGCGAAGTGATGGGTGCTTCCTGCAGAATTCGGCGCAGAGCGGCTCTGCGCAAATCCTCAGTGACCAGACCTTGTACTACACGACGACATCTTCTTCGGCGCCATGCCCAACGCCTTCCCTGACGCCCGCGTAACCACCTCACGCGCCACCGGCCTGGATGCGCTGCTGTGCCTCTTGCGCCTTGGCAAACGGGTTGGGAATGCTGTTCTCCTCCTCCTTCTCGCGCTGCTTCGCCATGGTCGCCGCCACGGAGAGGATGTTCTCCCGCTTGCGCGTCATGATCTGGTCCGTTCCCTTGACAGCGCCTGCGGCGGGTGGCGGTTCCTGCGTTTCCACCACATCCGGCTGCACGGCGTCGTTCATTCCCGTCGCCATCATTGAACTCACGGATGGTAACATCGTCTCGGTTCGACTCGTGGCCGATGCCGCCTTGCGCGCCTGCTCGCGCTGGAGCCACGCCGCCGTGTCCACGCCTTCAAACTTTTCCAACAATCCCGTCGCGTTAAAGACGAGGACGCATGGAACGCGTTGCACTTGGTAGCCGTGCGTGTCGACGTGGAGGAGTTTGCGGACTTCCTCGTTGTCGACGCAGAGCATGTGCAGTTGGACGGAGGGTGCGTCGTCGGCGAGTGCCTCGAGTGCGCGTAGAAACGTTTGACAGCGGGTCGAGTATTTGCTGTAGAGCAGGATGGCAATGTCGGCGGCCGTTTCTCGTTGTTGCATATGTGTGCCTCTTTGTGCCCGTCGGTTCCTCTCCGTAAGACAACGACGTTGGCGACGTGATATTGTGTGACGACACGTCATACTGCCTGAGCAAATTTTGTGCGTGCAAGAGAGTAGAAACGATGCCAATGACCACCAACCCGCCCGTTCGCATCGCCTTTTGC